AAGTAACTCACCTTCAGCCATAGGCTCGGTAAACCAGCGGACTTTGTAACCGTTAACGACGTCACCAGTTGGCTGTTTCTGACCAAACTGATCAAGAATAAAATCGCCATCATCGCGACGTTGATACTCAGGGACTTCCGCTGCAACGATTTCTACGTTAAGACGTAGACGTGCTTGTTTTGCGTCTGCAGGCACAACACGTTGAACCATGATGCTGTTACCTTGCCCCATAATGGTATTAGCCATTACAGTTGCCTGGTTAGCATACGCTTCAGTGTAATCGAAAGTCTTCTCACCAAATGTGCCGGTAAGGGCTGTGCCGATACCAAGTACAGGGGTAGTAGGACCACGTTCACAAAGAAGATGGATCATCGGTAAGTGCATCGGCAATGCTTCTGCAACTGGCTCTAATTGACCACGAGACTGGTCATTAATGCCGCGCAAATTAGCAAATGGAGCTGCGCTCGTAATTGTCATTTCCGACTCCTTAAATCGCCTTACTGTAAGGCATGAAATTTCAAAACTAATTTAGCTAAATTAATTCGTGTGCGTTTCAATACGCTATAATCGATGTCTAGCATTAGACCTAGCCAATTCTATGTATCGGTCAACGTCTATCACGCATCATAGACATATGTAATTAATTACTACAATAGAACCCGGCTAACCTCTCGGTGTTCATAAGGAAAACCCATGTACAGATCTAGTTATAATACCATGGTTACAAGTAACTATCGTCGCGATAAACTTCAACAGCAGATAGAAGCGGCTATAGTTAAAAATGAGTTAACTCAGGTGCACGCATCAAAGAATACGCCACTTTACATTATAACTCCAGAGGTAAAAGATGTAGATGCTTTTGCTCATCCTCTGTCGGTTACAATGTCAACGCGTGATGATCAGACCGTGTTTGTAATCGACACACGTCCCTTTGTAAAGGGAACAGCTGATGGTTTCTCTGTAAAAGACACGTTGGATTACGAAGCATTAAATGCACGTGCCATGTTAGAAATTGTAATGTTTGAAGACGGTCACGCCAAAGAACTATACTTGGCAGGCGATGCGCCTATGTGGGCAATGGTTAACTGGTTAGCTAACCGTATCTCTGCTAATATTGGATTGGATCCAGTATCGCAAGTAAATCTACAAATCATCATCGCATTACATTACGTGGGAATGCATGGTTTCATGTCAGATGATCTTAGCGATTCTGACAGAGGTCGTATTGCAACACGTATTGGTCGTGTATTACGCATGCCGGTTGATAAGGTGTTAGAGATTTGGGGTGAGCGAACGCTAACAGGTCAGCTTGCTCAGACAGTAAACTTCGCCCATGAACGTATTGAGTCATCGCGTATTAAACTGCTAACTCCGGCCATGATTCTTCAACTTGCTACCGGTACCTCAGGATGGCGTGGTGCGCATGCGCGTGAAGTAGTTGGTGTGGCGTTGGAACATGCACCTACGTGGCATTTCATGGTATACGCGGCTATTAACAGTAACGCCTACAAGCGTTCTGCGGTCAGCGAGCTACTCTATAAGCAGTATAGAGATAAAGACGCCCTTAGTACCTACAGTAAAACACTGGGTCTATTGGCTAATGGTGAGCGATAAGATCGCTCCCTGTTTCTTTAAACTAACAGGAGCATCCTCACGTGTTAGACTTTTTAAGCAATTACGGATATAAACACATGTGGTGTAATCCTTTCATGGATACGCCTTCTGTGTTTCAGCCCCACCGTTTAAGTGACAAACGCGGTGTAAAAGAAACAATACGTCTACCGTGGGATACTCAAAAACTACCCACGGATAAAGATGCTTATCACGTTTACAAAATAGGTCAACTCCCGCCTAGTACTTTTGGTATACAGACTTCAATTAGTCAGTGGACTGATCTTGCTACGGTGGCTAACGAGAACAACTTGTTAATTGACCTGTATGTTCAAAACGGTAGAGTGTTGGCTAAGTCACTTACTTACATCATGGTGAGTAAAAACCGAACAGTCATCATTGCAGTAAGGGCGCACAAAAGCTTACCCCTACTTAATGAACAGCGTCTTTACATTAGATTCTATCACAACAGTTATATTAGTTCAGATAGAAGCGCCCCTCACCCAAATGCGTTTATCCATATAGAAGGTGGTATTGTCGATACACCTCAAAAGAGATTGACGCTGCTTAATGCTTTTTATAACTACCAGAACGAACCAGGTCATGTTCGTCTGATGAAAAACGGTTACGAGCATGGGTATTTAGCGCCCGCTGACGTAGAGCTTGATGATGTTATTGAGTTTACCTATCAGAGTACAGTGACACGTGTAGTAGATTTCCTAATAAAGGATCTCCCTACGTTTCATTCAACGCTAGATAGTAAGCTTAAGTATTTGCTACATCCGCCTAAGGGTGTGACTAATCGCATCGACTATCATGACGATATCGACATTCTTTTGTTAGTACCGTCAGAGACCCGTGCAGATAAATTCAAAGGTGTGTATTATCATTTTAACACCAAAGAAGCTATCCGCATGGTGACGCATCACGATTACAGCATACCTAGTATTCATGTTGATACATTCTTAAATGACCACGATGAGTGGTTAAACACAAACAATGCTATTTTGCGTTTGTATATTAAAGAATCAGGTTACGATCGTCCTTTAGTCTTAGAAGACAATCGTATCCATGAGATGTACAAGCTAGATGATGATGCAATTGTTAATGTGTTAACGGGTGTTAATTCAAGCGTTAATGTGTGGAACGCCGCTCACCTAGAAGCATCGTCTTACCCCGCTATCATGCGTTATGAGGAAGTGGCTGGTGAAGTACCACGTGTTGTTGACTCTACACCGTTTACGGATTTAGTGGTTGATACACTAGGTTACAATGCCCTAGTTAAAGTATTAGGTGATTCACCTGTGGAAACAGTAGAAGACGGTGGTGTGGACGAGGTTAAACTACCTGTCTTATATCAGTCTGATGCCACGGTATATGAGTATACTGAGGACGGTCGCTTGCTTGGGTTCTATTACCATGCGCAGGGAGCGGAGTATTACCCCCGTCATCCTGAAACTAAGCGCGTAGAAATGGTTCGAGGAAAGATGTCAAAGGACATCGATCAGGATCTAAATTACACGTATGTCGACCATGACGTAAATAAAGAATATCGCTTTTATGTCTTAACGGCGGTAGACGAGTCAGAGGTTGAGGGTGAATGGATTGACGTGACCGGTAATGATGCCTACTACGCGGTAGAAGATGATCGAATTATCTGGAAAGTTGATACACGTTTATCAACACCGCTAGTGCGTAGTAACGCTGCGGGGATAGGCTTTAGCGTCCCTCTCAATGTGACTGCTGGTGTGATTACGGTACCTTTGGTAGCCAACTTTAATAAAGATGGTGAGGAGGTAACTAACGAACCTATCGTATTACCGTTTGGTAAAGTCGATGTGTGGTTAAATGGCTATCCGTTGATACGTAAGATCGATTACCATATAACGGATAGTAATATCGTAGTCATTACAAACAAATCATGGGTAGTGGAAGGTCAGCAACAGCTAGTTACGGTAAGAGCAACAGGCCATCTAACGCCAGAAATGGGTGAGGATGTCGACTACGAGATTGGGCATATCCGTCACGGTAAGCTTTCACGTAACAATCGCTTTGATGTACGTGATGATCGCTCTTTTCGTGTAGTTGCTAACGGGGCGTTAAAGGTCCCTAGTGAATTAAGTTTTGCTGAGGATGATAGCTCTGTCAATATTGCTGATGTAAGGGAAGGTGCACCGTACATTATCGAGTATAACCATCCCCCTATGTGGGAGTTGAAAGATCATCGTAACTACGTTAATCGTGAGTCGGCGGCGGTTATAGACAATCAACTGTCTAACTTGCTTAGCGATCTATTACCAGAAGCGCAGTTATCAGCCCCTATAGCGGTCACAGAGCGTTATGTTCTGTATAGTCCGTTAATGAGTGCCATGATAATAGATATGGTCAATAAACGACTTACAGCGCTTGATGGAAGAATGACCGATAAAGATATTGAAGGTATTGTTCATCCTTATCTGGTTTACCTCCCGTATGATCCAACGCAGTTAGATCTAGCTAAAGATCTAGTATCCATCCACCCACATTGTTATCGTGAAGTTGTATCGGTGACAATCCATGAATACTCCGTATTGGATCGTATTTCTCGTTTATATTTAAACGGGCGAGTTGACTTAACACAATTTGTCTGTGTAGGAGCTTAACTGTTATGTTAAATGAATCAGCCCCGGTCTTTAATGTAGACCTTAATCGCGGGTTTCGTATCTGGCATATTAGTGAAATATATCAGATCGGCCAGGAAGACACAGACGGTGTCAATAACCACGTCCCTAATGTAGACGACATGGTAGTGGATTGGACACGTGGTATTTTGCGCGTTACTTACATCAATCTTCAAACCGGTGAAAGTCGTTTAGAGATTTGGCGTGTACCTACAGAAACAGGTATTGCAGACAGAGATATTATCTTAGGTCTTGCACCTGGATCTATCACCGAACACTATCGTGTTTATGTGGATAGCTCGGTTGTACCACACGTCATGTCGTTTGATAGCCGCCTGCATATTTACGGTAGTAATGTATCGCATGTTAAGGTGTTTAAAGGACATGATATCGACGATAAGACAGGTGTTGTCATTTCAGCTCGCTATGATCAAAATGGTGTGTTGATCTCTGATAACATTGAAGTAGTAGATGTGGTGCCAGCTGAGGATAACAACCCGGCAATTAAACAACCACGTACTGCCCACTCATCGATTGAAGTTACTGATGGTGAGGTTTTGACGCTAGTAGCGTATAATCAAAACTCATCTGTTGCTGCAGTATCGCGCTTGCTTGCTAAAAACACATCGTTCATTAAAGCATCGGCAGCGGCTACTGAATACATTGTTGATGTGTATATTGAATCGCCGTTTCTATCCAAGACGCTTCAAAACACACTCCATTACCCACACAACCTACCATTAAATTCAATGAACCTGGTAGGGGTGGTGAAGTACAACAATGGGCGTAAGGTGCGTTATCCGATTAACAATCAATCACGCATGCGCTTATTTGGTATTGAAAACTACATTCCGTCAGTGGTTGGTCAGTCAGTGCCGTTGGTGTTGTCGTACCGTTTAGACAGTGATGAGACAACGTTCTCTCATTCCTTTAAAAATGGTGCTATCTCAATTCCATATAAAGCAATCACTACCGATGAAGATTTACGCTACAACGTGAAACTCTACGTGGTGCCTAAGTGGATAAGCGACTCGGTGGGGTATACGTTAGAGTATTACCTCTATTCGATGGAGCGTGATATTGCAATTAATGTCACGCAGTATGTTGAGACTGATGCTACACAGACCACATCGTTTAATCCGACGCTTTATGGTGCGCTTCAGAAGCTTGTTGTGGTAATTCAACTTAAAGATGTTGATAGCACTTATCAGAGCTACAGACACGTGCAGCGCTTTAACATTACGTTATTGGGTCGACCTCATACCACGGATGCACCTTATCTCATTGATTACAATGCAGATGGTGATTTGGTCTACGGTGTAGGTCTGTTTGCCCATACGTGTCGTGATGGTGATGATCCCTCTAAGTGGAATATTGATATCTCGCAAGGTGAGATTGACACCCATAAGTGGCTGCAGAAGATGTACGCCAACATCGACCCGCTGGTTATTCGTGAAGAGGAAGCAGAAGCTCCTATTCCAAACCATATGTTAGTCACGATTGATAATGATGAATTCCTCATCCCTATCGAAGATTACCGTGAGCTAATTCAGGTTGATTTTGAGCCAAATGTTAACTGTACGCTTACTATCCAATGGATACGTCAAACACCTACTAATGATCTCCATCTAGGTATTAGCAGTTTAAATATTGTTAATGATGAAGACAACGACGTGGGTTAACCGCATAAAAGCCTAACCACCTAGCCGTGATGCCGGGTGGTTAGCTTATGCCGTAGTTTATTTATTATACGCTTCGGTGGCTTTAATTGCACCTTTGGTTACGCGATCTAACTGATCAGCAAGACCTGTTATGTAGCGAGATATCTTAACCGCTGGAACAGTTACTGCCGTGTTAACGCGTGCACCTAAGCGCATAAAGCTTTGTGCGTATGCTGAATCGTTAGACTTACTATCAAATTTACTAATTCGATTTTCTAACGTCTTGCTAACGCCGTTGTCTTTAGCACTATTAAGGTGGTTGTTAAGATTCGCATACGTAGCCTTACCAGCCACTGCTTCTAACGCCGCCATAGCCTCAGCCGCTGTTGTCATTAGAGAAAGATCTTTATATTCTTTCTCTTCTTTCTTAAAGAAGAAAACAGGTTGAGATTGTCTGAAGTCAACTACTAAGCGAGCATTACCAGGCAGAATGTCTTTAGACTCGTAACCATCACCGTACTTACGCATGGGGATATACTTCATGATTACGTTTTCTACAAGGTCATCAATAGCTTCTTCAACAGCAATGATTGACTTAGCGTCTTCTGCTTTAGTAAAGGCGGCAGCGATCTTTTCACCTTCTGCAGTCAGCGCCTTAGATAGATCGATTAAAGCACGACTCACCTCGACTACATTATCCAGGTTAATTTCATCTTCAATGGCGAGTGCTTCAAGGTTAGCGTCGACGCTGACTTGGATGTCGGCCTTTTCAAGATCTTTGAATTGCTTCAATCGATTCTTTAAACGCTCCTGCATGTCTTCACCGCGCGAGGCGAGTTTCAAGACCCAGATGACTACAGTTGCTACAGCCATTTCAATGGCTTTCTTAATCGCTTTGTAGATACGTTCAATAGTTTCAGTAACCTTGTTTTCAGTCGATACGTCTAATGCCTCTAAGCCAACTTGATTAGCGAGACCGGTTAACGCAGTCTTAGTTAGAGGCTCATCGTATTGGGCAGGGTCGGTACATGCCGCGTGGATGGCTTCTAAACCTTTAGCTACACCTAGTAGTGTGTCGGCGTCTTCAAGATGTTGTTCAAATTCCATATCGGTAATTTGCTCATTGATTTCTTCAACATCATAAGAGACAGTGGATTCCTGACTTACTACAGGTGCCGGGGTGTTAATGGATAAAAGCGATGAGGTGCGCGTAGACATGTATTTCTCCTACTTCTTGTCTGGACTTTGGCGAGTTAGAATACCCAACAGTGACTCCAACTCTAAAATAGTTGTAGTAAAGTAGCCAATGATGGTTCTAGGTGGCTTCTGAAGCATAGCAGCAATGGGTGCAGCTATCTTCAATAATTCGGTAGTGACGTCACGATTACCGGACATAATGTCAAAGTCAGTCTTCATTAACTTATCAACTTGACCAGCAAACTCTTGAACGTTCTCTGTCATCTTCAACACATTTTCTAAATCTAATAGATCAATGGCATCAGCGACCTCTTTTGCTTTAAACGTCATTTCTTTTACTTCAACACCTTCTGTCTGTAGAAAGGCAAAGTTAGGTACGGGGTGGGTGAGGTCCATGACGATGTGACGGTTACCAGGATAAACATCCTTAGAGGTATAGACATGTTTCTTACCTTCAAGCTTGTAATGCTTGAGTATGTAATCCATCAAGTCATCTGATAATTTAGTCAGTGCATTAACGTCACCCATCCGTTTCGCATTATTGAACTTGTAAATTATCTTTTCGCTTGATGCTTTGATAGAAGGTAGCGGTGCTACTACGGCCTGTAGACGCTTAACAACTTTATCAAGATCAACGGTATCCCCAATTGCCAATGATGTCAACTGAGTACCGTAAGGAATAGTGATGTCTATTTCTTCTTTATCCTTAAGCTCTTTGTTGGTTTTCTGAAGTCTGTCTTTTAGTCCACGCAAACGGTCTAAGACTACTTCAGTCCAACGTACAATGACTTCATAAGCACGTTTAAAGGTAGCTTTGATGGCTTTAATGATACGCTCAATGGTATCTGCCACTTTATCTTCTAAAGACACACCGTATGCGGCTATACCTAAAGATTCTATCTGGTGCTCAATAGCTATTTTAGCTACAGGTGAATTCCAGTCATCATGCTCTTTACACAGTGACGATATTTGTTCAAGTTGAATACCTATGTTAAACAACGACTGTAGATCGTTATCTAGTGATTCTAACGTGAGTGTTAAGAAAACCATTTCACGCGATACCTTAGTCTCTAACATGACTATTTCTTCCTTAGGTCTATGGTGCTTGAGATCATAGATTATTGAGTCTGGCGTGTCGTATTAGACACTTACCATCAACCATTATGACTAACCTTTTTTTAACCAGTAAGTAACGAATATGATCAACTTCTTATCAGATTATAAAAAATATAAGAATTCTATAGTAGATTTAAATACTACTAATGAGTCGTTTCTTAGACTTGCCACTGTATATAAAAAGATGGGAATCGAAAACAACGTCTTTCATCTAACGTTACTACAGCCTGAGCTACAGGGTGTCGATCCATTTTCAGAAGAGCTAAGCCAAGAGCAGAAAGTAATGATCACCATGGAGTGTAAGTATAACCCATGGTACTTTTTAAGAGAAGTGGTACGCATACCGCCCCAATCAGGTAACACGCCCGTATCTTATATTGCCAATAGAGGTAACATTGCTTTAACGTGGTCATTTTTCAACCATATTGATTTCGGTCTCATACAGCCACGTCAGACAGGTAAGTCGGTCTCTACTGACTGTTTGATGACAAACCTAATATATCTATCCATGTTATCATCGCGTATCAACATGATAACTAAAGATGCTAACCTGCGCTCTGCTAACGTCGAACGTCTTAAACGTATCCGAGACCTATTGCCTCCTTATCTTATTGTTAAAGATAAGAGTGATGCTAATAACCAACATCTACTTACGTATAACACACTAGATAACACGTACAGTACGGCGGTTGCTCAGTCATCAGAAGCGGCTGCGATTAACGTAGGTCGTGGAACTACTGCACCTATCACCCAGGTGGATGAGGGTCCGTTTATTCGTTTCATTGGTTCACTTATACCTGCAGCGCTAGCGGCCGGTACAGCAGCCCGTGAAGAAGCTAAACGTAACAACCAGCCATATGGAAACATTTTTACAACTACCTCTGGTAAGAAAGATGACCGTGATGGTAAATACATGTACGACATGCTAACTGGCGGTGCGGTGTGGAATGAGGTCTTCTTAGATGCTGCAAACATAGAAGACTTCCACCGCTTAGTCAGAATGAACTGCACTAACCATAAAGTTATCATTAATGGCACTTTCTCACATCGTCAATTAGGTAAGAGCGACGACTGGCTATATCGCGCTATTGCTAACGCTAACGCCAAAGGTGAGGAAGCTGACCGTGATTTCTTTAACCGTTGGACTAGTGGTACGCAACGTTCACCGCTTACTACTAAACAGAATAACACCATCTTTGAGTCAGAACGTGAACCAGATCATACTGAAGTTACAGATGAAGGTTACATGATACGTTGGTACATACCTGAGTATCAAATAAACCAACGCATGGCGACAGGTAAATACGTAGCGGGTATGGATACTTCAGAGGGTGTGGGTCGAGATTCGATTACCATGGTAGTATTAGACGTTAGAGATTTATCTGTTGTTGCCGCAATGGATATTAACGAAGCTAATATTATCCGCTTCAGTAAATGGGTAAGTTCATTCCTTATCGCTTATGAAAATGTAACGTTGGTTATTGAGCGTAAATCAACCGGGGTTGTTATTATAGATGCATTGATGATTGAACTCCCATCAGTAGGTATTGATCCCTTCAAGCGTTTATATAACACCATCGTCCAACATCATCTGGAACGTAAGACAGATTACGATCGTATACTTAAAGATACACGCTATCGCGATGAATCGTTCTACATCAGTCATAAGACAGACTTTGGTTTCTCTACTAACGCAAAGAGCCGTGAGTTGCTATTTGGTAACGTATTGCAAAACGCAGCGACCAATGCGGGTCACCTTGTAAAAGACACTACATTGTCAAGTCAATTACGTGGGCTAGTAGAGAAGAATGGTCGAATAGACCACGAAGCATCGGGCAATGACGACTTGGTTATTGCTTGGCTATTATCGGTATGGTTTGTTACATTCGGTAATCACCTTGACTTCTACACTATCGATCCAGGTCAGTGTATGATATTAGTAGGTGAGCGTTCTGGCAATGGCGATTATGATCGTGCTATTGCTGAAAAGAACAACCGCACCCGTAGCCGTATTGACCAGGTGCTAGAAGAGATAACCCTTTGTCAATCAGGCTTTAAACTTGCCCGTCTGGAGGCGGAACTTAAACAACTTACCTATCAGACCAAATCTGATGGGGGTGAGATACTAAGCTTTGATGCGTTAATGAAACAAGCTAATGACCGCAAGAAAGCTAAGCGCTCGCAAACTAAGAACACCAGCAAATCTAGGGAACTACTATTCTGGTAGTCCCTACCATCATTTAAACCTTTACCAAGTTAAATAAAAAAAGGATAACCATGAACTTACTTAACGAAGTACGTATTACCATTGACCGCAATCGAGAAGAGACTGTTGATATCTGTAAGAAAGAAGCTATCTACAAACCGCATTTACGCCTACTGGTATTAATGCGTCAAGAGCAGGGTATCATTGAAGATCCATCGATGAGTGATATTGACCAGTGTCTAGTGATGGATAAGATGTTCTTTGAACGTCATCTTAAAGATATCAAGATCAATTCAGATCGAATTCTAACGCATCTAGCAGAAGTCCACAAGTCCAAGTGGTACCTTCGTCTGCCTAGTTGGTTAGATATCCCTAGAATGCTTGTCGTGGCCGATAAGGAGTATAACGACCAGGTTCGTATGGACGTTCAAACTCCTTACTTTGAGTTAGAACAAATCCCAAGTCTATCTACCGTTATCTCACACGTTCAACCGTCTAACTACCATGTCGAAGATGTATTGACGCCGTTTGGTGAGGTAAAGACTACAGTTAAGATCACACCACCTCTTGATCTTAGCCAGATCTTGTCTATCTTCCATACAGTGTCGACGCTTAAATGTGAATATACAAAAGAGCCAATTGGAAACCAGGGTTTATCTCTATCTCAGGAAGAGCTTAACTTTATTCAAGATGGTACAATACCAGAAAACATTAGCGTATTACGTGAACTAGCTACAATAGCTACATCGGCAACACCATATACAGCAAGTTTGTATTTCTTCTTACGTCGCTTTAAAGCACTAGACGATATAGACGCATATCAGCTTATTAGCTATAAGAGTCAGTGTATGGATAAAGACGCTAAAGCGGCGATCATGGTGCGCGAGAAGAATAAGACATTCCTTACATCGCGTCAAATTAAGAATGCGCTTAAGAAGCTGTGTGCTCATTACACCTTTGCGGCAGACATTGATCAGAAAGCGCTATTTGCCCAGGATTACGAGATGTTCAATACACTTCGCTTCCACAACAAACCATACGAGGCATTGTTAGAGTATCATCGTGAAACTGATTACCTAACTGAAGCCTTAAAGCGTCAAGCAGCATAACAACGGCATAACCTACCTCTACCCGCGATAGGTAGAGGTAGGGTCTTTATGCCTTATTGGTCAAATATCTTTTTAAAGTACTCCACATAGACTGAGTCGTAGCGGGTACCGGTTATTTGATTTTCTAATCGTTCGTACGCGTTGTGTTGTTGGGGGGTTAACGTACGATAAGTTAATGCCTGGATAATATCTTTATCGCTTATAAGACGACGAAGGTATACAGACACGAACTGTCTTCTTAACGGATCATGTAAAGGTAGTGTGTAGAGAACACCGATAAACTCCATCAACGTCTCATCGTCAAGTAGCTGGATTGTCTCATAGGGGATTTCAATTCCCCGGTGCAGCCACTCAACAAGTTTAACAAACGGGACCTGCTCCCCGTAGTAATGATGGATCTTATCCTGCAATGCATCTAAGCCTTCAAGGTAGGCCCTAGGTGGTTGTTTAAATGTTTTGTTTTTATACAACCTATATACATCACTAGCATAAACCGTTATAAGTACATGCAGACTAAACATGGTGACGACCCCTGGTGGGCTGTTAAACATATACTAGTCGTAATGCTTCATGGTCAGAGATCTAAGAACAAGATAAAGCAGGATACCTGTTCTAACACTTGCCTTTACAGACGCGTTACGTGAATCAACCGCATCTTCAGCAATCTCACCAGCCAATTCACGGATCTCCATGAGGTCATCTTGCACACTACGTGAAGACATGTAAATGGCTCGCATCTTAACTAACACTAGTGGTAGATTGGTAATATCCACCTTATTCTGTTGTAGATAGTGGAACGCGTGAATGATGGTTTTATCCAACAACGGCGTAATGACCTTATCTTTACTATCTGAAACATTGTCACTCATATAACGCAAGCTATTAACCAATTGCTCAGGCGGCATCGTATGGATAGCTTTAGCAATGATGTCTACTAGCTCTTGTTTAATGAACGTCTCATCGTCACTTATTATGCGGTGTAGGTATTGTCTAAAACGCGTATAGTCATTGCGCTTGTCTTTTACAATACTCTCGCCATCAATATCTACAGAAGAAGAGACCGTAGTGATCTTAGCATCTTGCTCTCTAACTTTATGGAATACCTCAACAACCGCCTTAAATACCTCACGTATACGTGACTGTATATCGTTAACCATATACACCACAGCATCGTCAGGTGCAAACGTACGGTAAGTATTATAGTGGATGCCTGTCTTAGCCAAGATGCTCTCAGAACGGTCTTTAACCAACGCACCCCACGAACCATGAACCTTTAATGAGAATTTCTTAGACAAACTTGCATATGTCATCATCGCTACACTCTTATCGGCGGGGTAGCGGAAATAGTGACTCATTAAAGAACTCAGGAACTTATAATGAAGCATGCTTAGTAGCGCAATTTGAACTTGTTCTTTCTCTTTACTACTTACATCACTTTCTTCAAAACGATGCAGGCACCAGATAATAGACAGGTTAACTAAGTCGCTACTCACCTTAAAGCTAGTATCGATAGAGTCCAATGAATAAACATCTGCTTTAAGTGCTACTTCATCAATCTGTAATACTTCATCAAACCACGTAATTTTGTCATCGTTGGTATAACGAATAGGGTAGACGCCAATCAGCGCATCCCCAAAGAAATTAATCGAATCGTCTGTCTTAGTTACAAACCCATTGACATAGCCGATGATACGTCTAACTAGACCGCGATTAAAGACGACGTCTTGACCGATGTCATTAAAGACGGTTTTAAGTGTACCTGCCATACGGGTATCCTTTAATTATTTAATAGAAATATACGGAGTAATCATAAAAATACACCTTCAACGTATATCTATAGGGTAGTTAACGCTATCTAGTGTTGAGGAAATTTGATACAGGAAGAAATATGTCAGACCCAGTAGAACGTATACATAAAGCGCTAAAAATAGTTGAAAAGCAAACGGCAATCGTACCGCAAGAAGATATTACGTTTGCAATACTTCGTAACGTGGATAGTAAGTTTCACGACCACGTGTTGGAATCACAATTAGGACTCGGTTCGGGTGTGGGTTATAGAAACCAAGAAAGACTCGAACAAGCCGGTTGGATTTTTGAAGATTTTAAGATCATCACTACAAAAGGTAAAGTCAATATACCTTACTTAGTGGGTAAAAAACGTAAACAAATCAAGAAGTTATTAGCTTCTGTTGATGACGATCCAAAAATAGTTTAGCGGTCAATTTAGACAAATACTATACCCCGGGGTTTTAAAAACCCCCTGTAGTTTTTGGTGTGGAGAGGACGCATGACAACGATAGTCTGGGATGGACAGCAGTTGGCTAGTGATAGCCAGTTGACTGTGAATTGGAATGTAATATCACAAGAACCTTTTATCAAGCTACAACTCTTAAAAGGGATCTTTATTAATCCGGAGACTAAGGAAGAAGATAACTTAGTAGGTATGGGCTTTTCAGGTGACGCTGCCCAAATCTATCCATTTAGAGACTGGCTATTAGCTGGTTGTAAGCGAGAAGAATACGCAGAAGAATTTAAAGAATGCTGCGTCATTCTAGTATGCCGTAATTCAGTATGGCAATTTCACTACAGTCCCGACCCGCTACCGGTCAGGAACACTGTAGCAGTTGGATCAGGTTGCGATTTTGCAACATCTGCATTATCATTAGGTAAGACAGCGCCAGAGGCTGTAAGACACGCTATTAAGCATGATGTTTATAGTAGTGGACCAGTGGTATGCTTAAGTATTGACGAAGCGGGAAAACCTTTCCTCCATCATTACAACGATGATGTTTCGTTAGAAGCCACCGCCTCTTTGGCGTGGTAGATCCAATCTTTTTTTAAATTAAAATTATAAAACGGTAGCCGATTATGCAACTTAATACGTTAATCAGTCAGGAAGTCAGAGTATGTCATACCCCAGAATCAGTAGATGTGTTTCAGGGGGAGGGGTTGAGTGTAAAACACCTTATGCATTTAAACAAAACGGATAGTTACGTAGACCAAGCAATTATGGTCTTAGTTTACATGCAGGGTAGTATTGTGCCAATGTACGTCACAATGTTTAACCATCCAACACACAACGTTTTTGAAGAGAAATACCAATTCAATAACTTAGTTGAACATATTAATCAAGGTTATAAACAAAGTCATGACCTGCTTGTTATGTTAACGACCACGGAGCCTTTAAAGGTTATTACGCAGGGAAGCCAGCTTAAAGTTAAGTCTGGTGATGTGGATGTTGCTATCTTCACTAACAACCCGGTGGATGATCAGGATCCAGTAAATATACCTAATGTCAAGGGTGCATTTTATCTTGCTAACTTGTTCTTTGACAAATGTGGTTTAGATGATCATATCAGACAACAGTTTCTAACTACATTGTTAGAGATGTTATCGTTTGATAGAACTGGACGTCTAGATCGCCATGCTAATAGCGTTAGACCTCTGTCGGGTACTATTAGATTACACTGATGTAATTTAGACCACGTGGCATCTAGCACGTGGTCTTATGCCGTCACGGCATAGAGTAGGCCCGAAGACCTACCCTAGAAATTAAACACCTGAAGATGTTAGTTTGATATGGCGATGATAGGTTTCGTGGTCATCCATCATCAGTATCTTTTTCATCTTCGTATCGCGATATTCGGTATACAGTTCTTCCGCATCAGCATAACCTTCTACAATATCACGGTAAATGCCCAATGACATTCCACCATGTAGCCTGGCAGTATCAATACTAATAATAGACTGATTGTAGATGTAGCTCTTTACTGCAAACTCTACTAGTTTAGTAAACGCGGGAATGGTACGTGGGTTGAGGTTTTGCATGTCAGGGTCGTTACTTACCACACAGCGTAAGACCGCGTTATTACTTAGAACACTCTCGGCTTCAACATGAATAGTGTTCTCATCAATCAATGTTACAGATGATGTGCTATTTGTTTCATAGCCGTTGGCGGCGTCAATGATGTTAAGCGATTCTCTAATCATAGACGAACTAGTAGTATACGTGCTAGTTGCTTCGTTCTCATTAAACCCAAGACTCATCACAGAGATAATGCTACGGCCTTGTGTGGCCGTTTTAGGAATAACGTAGACCTGGTGGCTTCCGTCATCGTAAGTCTTCTTAGCAGAGCGTAGAGAGAGCTCTATCTGTATACCACCTACTAAATTACAATCTACAAGAACACGAGGTTTAACTACCTTAGCGATGATCTGAGATTCAACGGATACCGGATAGTTGATAGTATTAAAACGTTTGTCTATAAAGACCTGACGTAGTATTTCCGCTGGGATTTTAAATGTGCAGTCCTGTACGGCTTTTTGAATGGGGCTCATGGTTATATCCCGTTAGCTGTAGATGACATATGAGTTAATTAATACATTTTCCGTTTATTTATGAAGACCTAGTACTGTGGTAAGCATTAAACTAACAAATGTATATCTCATAGTCGAGGGGGTTATTAAATTTGTATTCACTTCATACTTTATCGAACAATCTAGGAATAAGAGGCGATTTTAATGAGTAAACACACCTTAAGAATCTACGCGGCAGGCGGCTGCGCGACTAACTTAGCGAAGCCCTTTGTTGGTTTAGAATCGTCTGACATCTACGCCGATATCGATCCTGTTTTTGTAGACACTAGCATGTCTAACATCGAAGGACCTATCACTGAAGAAATGTGCTACATCCTACCTGACGTAGATGGCTCAGGTAAGGTACGTCGTGAAAACCACCAACGTATCTCTGATTCAATCAAAGACATCGTGTCAATTCACCCTCCAGGTGACTTTAACATTGTTATGTTCTCAGCCGCAGGTGGTTCAGGTTCAGTAGCTGGACCATTGATTGCTCGTCATCTTCTTGAAATTGAAGCACCATTGATCTGTATTGTAGTGGGTTCTACAGACTCTGCTATCACGTGTACTAACACACTTAATACACTGAAATCATTAGATAGCATCTCACAAGCTGCAGAGCTACCTATCACATTGTTCTACGAGGAGAACGGTGCTGGTGTTAAACGTTCAGAAATTGACAAGCGCGTCAAAGGTGCTATCGGTTCTATCAGTGCTTTGGTATCTGGCAACAACCGTGAACTTGATACTAAAGACATTTCAACATGGGTGTACTACAACCGTGCGTCTAAAGTTGAACCACAGTTAAGTCAGCTATCTATTCTTCGTGACAACACAGCGGTAGAAGGTCTTAATGAACCTATCTCTATTGCTTCATTGTTAGCAGACCCTGACACGGAGATGCCTGAAGCTGCGCCCGATTATCAATGTATCGGTTATCACCGTGATCAGTCTGGTGAGGTCCCTGACATGCACCTTGTGATTTCTGTGAACGGCATTGAGCGTATCTACGAAGGTATTGCTAAGGCGCATGGTACTTACGAGAAGTCTACGTCTAAGCGTTCTCTAGACAGAAAGACTTTCGTTGGTGGTGGCGATCAAGTAACTAAAGATGGCATGGTACTGTAAGTACCCATCCAGAACGCATACCGCCTCCCTGATGGGGAGGCGTCTATGCCGCTTGTCAGTATTTTTCAGACCTACATTACTAGAGCAGTATAAGTAATATTACAGTGTGGAGATCGTACAATGACAGTGCCTAACTACTTCCTGTTCGATATAACAACAGCCCGTGAAATCGCAAAGCCCTTCATTATAGATTTACAAAAACATCTAAGCGGTAGACCAGAAGTCGATATTGACAAAGTATTAAATCAGTGGTTTGCCGAACGCCTAGTAACAATGGGCGTATTACATCATGACAACCCAATTGAAACTGACATGCCCCTAGGCGTAATCCTTTTCCTTAATAGCCTACCTGACGTTATTAAAGGTTCAGTTGATCAACAGCTCTTTCGTGCCGTAAGTAATCACTGGCATCCGGACACATCAGTTAAAACGTATATTAAAGACCAGACGTTGGTCATTAATGCCTAAAAGGACCTACCCCCTATGGCGATAAGTATAATACTCCCTTTACATGAATTTATAGATAACGTAGTACTACGTTCATCGCTGTTCTTCTATAACGTTGATCGCCCTAACCCGGTCAAACGTAACCACGCTAAAGCTATTGTTCATCAACTGGTTGACGATGCGTTAAGTCATTCATTTGCATGGGCACCAAGTGTCGATAAGACATCGGGTCTGTTGGAGGAATTCTACCCGTGGATGACAACACATCCGGTATTTGGATCACGCTTCTATCAGCAATGTATAGACCCGGTTGACGCTAGGCTAACTGAGATCTTAGGTACTTATGTAACGTACAACACACCTGACGTATGGAGCGTGAGAAAAGATGGCGATAGTATCGTCCTAGAAAACCTAGGTTCTCACATGAACAACGCTGCTCAAGGTTTTGCTGATAAGTTACAAAGCCTACTTCAAGAAGAATACGCAACGCGTTTAGGTTCATTACCAATACATCGCAATAATGCAACTACGGGTGATGATCTTAAACATCAAGTAGACTCTACGTACGGTGACCTGACAAACACCGTATTGCGTTTAATGGTTGACAAAGATCTTAATTTGACAGGACAGCCCCAGTGAGCCAGATCTCTATCATAGTTAGTTTTGATGATGTACATTCGCTGTGTTTTAAATACTTAGAACCTATTATAGGTGGTGCGTATTTACAGTGTATGGACTATACATTGGTATTGGATTATGAAGTAGAAGTGTTTTTGCTTGGTGAAAACAACCGCTATATGGTTGGTGAAGATGTGACCGAGTCGTGGCTAGAAGAACTATGTCCAATGCCTGATATCCGCAGTGCGTTAAAGAAAGATATACGACGCTCTGTACAAGGCATCATTACCCGTATCTTAGGCGGTGATAAAATTAGCAACCACCATTACGAGTATCAGCGTCTAGGTGACCAGTTTGAATATCTCATTGTAGATAAGGGTGATGTCAGAGATGCCGAGCTCGAAATGCTACGACGTTCAAATGACGAGCTTAAACAGAGAATACAGAATATGGAGGAAGGTTGGTGGGTCCAAGATACCTAATATTAGATATCTCGCATGCGCGTGCTACTGAGAATCATTTAAACGGTTCCCTTGCAACTTACAATCTTAAGTTCACAGATTTATTAACAATGACAGTTGAGGCATTGACTAACCTTGAAGATTATTACACCAACGATGAAAAGGTCACCGATTACGGATTGATGTATCGGTGCCTTAATCAATACAACGACAGACATCGTAAGGAGTACACCTTTGAGGATATTCATGACATCTGCACGATAGCGCTTAGAATATACAAGACCATTTACCCGGCCATTGGTACATTCTTTCAGCGATATACGTTCAGTAGACTTATTGTCTCTCAGTGTCTTGGAGATGACCTATATGTTGAGTGCTGTTGAACCAGAAGATAAATTCTTCATCATTGACGTTAGGCAATATATGTTAAAGCTTGATCAGCAAGATGTCCAAGCACTTAACAACATCAAGATGAATTATCATGATGTATTGCTTTTAGCAGCGACTAGTGCATTAACTAGTCAGTTTGATAAAGTCAAGGTCAAGGATCACGTAGAAGGTGAGCTCTACACATTACTTGATGAATATGATGAGCTGGGTGTGTCGGCCGATAACTACCATACGTTTATGCATGTTATCAATATCACGCTACAAGTAGCATGGCCAATAACCCAGTCTGTAGATAATCTACAACGTAACATTCCCAACATCGAGTTTGTAGATGTTAATATAGTGGGTGATACTACTGTTGTTTACACATACCACATGGTGGGATAAGAGAATATACAATGATAGTGATTATCGATTTACCTATGGATAGGCCGCCCTATCCTCCTGATCCCTCGCTGACAGCCGCAGATATAATTGAAGCGGCTACTGCGTTATGGGTTAATCAATTCATCGATGATGATAACTTTGATACACACACGGTTGATCAGGTTGTTGATCATATCTGTAGCCGTATGGGTTTGAGTAGCGGTAAAAGTGAAGTACAGGAAATGATGTGTCATTACGTTAATGACATTATACTGGAGACCTACGAAGCGGTGGACAAGTCTCTACGCCGCATCATGACAACCTTTGGCAATCGGCCATTGATTGACTACGTAGGTACTAGCTTCCCTACACTGCTTGTCCAAGTTCATCTAGATGACCGCTAATATACTTCTTTTGGACTGTAGTAATTTACAGTCCATTTATGACGTTATGATACCGATATGGCGTTATGAGACTAGACGTCCTATCCCCGCGTCGTTAGATAGCTTAACTTCTGAAATAATTAACTACTATAAAACCTATAGGGTTAAACCCGCTACGAGTTACACATCAGTTGCTAGTTACCTACAGGAGCAATATGAGTTCCCGGTAATAACGCCTATTGTGGAACCTCACTTTGCGGCCTTTTGTAAAGAACTTTATAAATACCATAAACTAGCATTTGTATTGAGCTGTGACTATTACTATATATGTATCAAGCACAATACCATGTATTTAGAATTGGAATAAGTTATGGATAATAATCATCAGCCCTACCCACCTACCAGTCCTGTGGTGTATATTGTCTCAGCAGAGCGTGGTGTCAAACGACTGTATGAGGCTATATCAGCTGAGGAAACCGTCGTTGAAGATTTTAAGAGACTAATAGCTATGGCTGTTAACGCAGCTTCGCTATCAGTAAACGATGTGGAAAACAATCGCCATAATGCTATAAACGATTACCTCTATCCATTGCAACTAACCGTCCGTGAGAGAGAGAATTACATCGCTCACCTGGACGTGTTTATTCAGGATCTAATAACAGGCTTTCACCAACTTGGTATACGTGATCTAGGAGGTGTTGAGTTTGTCGGATTTGATGGGATGGATATTGTCGTTAATGTCTATGCGCAGCAATAATAACAAAAAGGAGCACGTGCAGTGCTTAAATTTATGATCCTAACCTTAGATAGCTTATCGGGGTTAATTGCTAGATACAGTGAAGAGATGAACCCAGATTCACCTGTCGTTAATAATGAAACGCTGCATTGGTTAAATTCAGATATTGATGATTTGATTCAAGGTGGGTTTGAACAACAAACAGACGTCGTACACGCCACGTTAACGTCGATCATTGATGATGTAAGCCGATACCTTAATAGATACAACATTGAGGTAGCTGATTTTAGAACAATAGAAATTGTCAATCGCGACGGTACAATACTAATTTATTTTGGAGAGTTTAGTTATGGTGATATTCCCAAGTCACAATGTAAGCATACGTGACGTTGTTAGCTTCTCGCTATATGACAATACCACAATAGGTACTGTCTTTAGCAGAGTGCGTATTATTGGGGTGGTTGATTACGATACCGCCTCTAACGCCATCGATCCGGTAGCGCTACACGAGGATATCATCACTAACCTACCTGAAGGTAGCGTTGATGACCCTACGGCGTATAGCTACTTAAAGGTACAGATGGAAAATGGCAATAAGACGTTTATCGGCATGCCGTGGGTCAACATGTCGACCCTTGAACGCGTTGGTAGTAGTAAGCTGCAGTTTACTATCGATGATGTTAATAGCGATGACGTCCCGCGCATCCTAGCTGCGTTAACCTCAAATGGCTTTACTGTATCGGATACTAAGATCTTATAATACAAAGGTAAACTTTTACAGACCTCTGTTTATATAGTATGAACGTTGTTGAGTTTGAGACCCTCCTCAGTGTTCTTGATCTTGAGCCAGAAGATCGATCCCTAAAGGTAGTCACGCACCTTTATATTTGTCAAACGTAGTGTTTACCCTTCCTACACCTTTCCTCTAGGGTGTAGGAAGGTTTTATGCCGTCTTTTTTTGTTTTCGTTTTTTACACCCTCAACCAATACCATGAGCAGAAGAATTAACTAAGACGAGTGTCAATATGGAAAACCCATTTGTTCTCCCTACCCAAGAGTATGGTCGAGATTTGAATATCCTGGAACGTTACTATCAGGATACCGCAAGATACCTAGCCTTAGAGACAGGTCGTTCACATGACGAGTGCTACCAGTGGGTTAAAGAAACCACCCACCCTTCAAGCGGTAAGTTGCCTTTAAAAGATCCAAAGGTGCTAAGCCTTAAACGAGACAAGCCAGGTGAGCGTGATAAGTGGGAAACTACATTCCTTGGCTACCTTCAAAAGGTGAACAACGAGAACTTAATCATCAGCCCTACACTAGCAGCATATAGACACCCTGATCAGCACGAGTCTATACTTGCTAAGTATATCCGTAAGAACGTAGATAAGCGTAATGCTGTTAAGAAAAAGAAATTCCAGTCTACGATGGCAGGTAATGATGCTGAGGCTGGCTTTTACGACATCCTGCAATCTACATTTAAAATCAAGAACAACTCAGTAAGTGGTGGTCATGCATCAGCTTTCACACCGCTGTATAACAAATCAACCCACTCTACACTAACCTCTACCTGCCGTTCGGCTACCGGGTATGCCAACGCCAACAACGAACGCTTCCTATACGGTAACCGTCACTATTACGATGTGGATGTGGCAATCCAGAACATCATCTCAATAATCAACAATAGTGACTATAAGACAATAGCAGAAGCGGTAGAGAAATATAATCTACACGTCCCTAGTGTAGAGGAAGTCTGTGAAACGATTAAATATTCAACAGACCTATACTGGCGTAATCTGCAGTGGTCTAACCGTATCCACAGTCTGATATCTAAACTGTCTGATATGGAACGTGTGGCTTATACTTACACGGGTAATTTCTACCATCTACGTGAATTAAACCCAGAGTTCACTAGAACGTTCCTAGATCGTTTTACTACGTGCTCAGACACCACGATAGACAACCCAGAAGCAGTCATCAGTGAGATGGATGGGGATCTTGAAGCGTATGTAGGCATTCTGCATGCTCACGATTTAAAGAATAAACCCATCTTTAAAATCAAAGAATCTGAACCTGAGACTTATGCACACATTGCTAGTTCAGTTAACAATATCTTTGACTTACTGAAAGAATATACAGTATTGTTTAAAGCGTTCTGGGTGACCCTCAACCCGCCCGCATCGGTAGCGGTATTACCCGATGCTATACGTCGTGGTGTATTGGTGTCGGATACAGACTCTACCATCTTCACTGTTCAAGACTGGACTATGTGGTATAAGAATGGCGTGGTTGATTTCGATGCTAAAACAACGAGTGTATGGGCGTTTGTTGTATACATTGCCCAGATGACTACCATGCATCTGCTTGCTTTGTTGTCATCTAACATGGGTGTGGCTAAGCCTGATTTGTATAAGTTATCAATGAAGAACGAATACATGATGCCCGCGTTGTCATTGACAAGTCGTGCTAAACACTACGCCTATTACATTAGTGCGCAGGAAGGTAACGTCTATAAGAAGATGAAAACGGATATCAAGGGGGTTGAGCTTAAATCTACTAAAGCCCCTAAAGAGATCATTGAAAAGCTACACAAGTACATCATGAAGCCGATGGACTGGACGTTGGAAGGTAAGAAAATCCCTATTAAAGAAATGATGCAAGAAGTTGCTGACCAAGAGCACGCTATCATTGACAGCCTTAATCAGGGTAAGATCGATTATCTAACCACCGCCGGTATTAAAGCTGCTGAGTCGTACGCTAACCCACAAGGATCTAATTACATCTATTACGATTTCTGGAATACTGTCTTTGGTCCTAAGTATGGTGAGGTGCCACCACCACCGTATAGCACGGTAAAGGTATCGCTAAATGCTACGTCTAAGACAAAGGTATCAGAATGGATACGTAGTATCAAGGATGTTGAATTAGCAGAACGTCTTGAAGACTGGATGGGTAAGAATAACAAACTAGCAGGGATAACGCAGTTCTTAATCCCCATGGATGTTATTAGTACCAAAGGGATGCCTGAAGAAATAATCCAATGTATGGATATACGGAAGATTGTGTTCACCACCATGGCACCATTCTATCTGGTATTGGAGACGTATGGGGTGTATATGAAAGATAAGAATATCACTAAGCTTGTTAGCGATATCATGTAGGAGGATGTGTGGCAGATAATTTTCTAACATACCCTAGCCATAGAAAAGGAAGCAGTATCAATAAAGTACTGTCTTCTTTTAAAGCAGGTCAACGAGTCATTGCTGTAGTTGATATTACAGAGGGTGAGTTCGATATGCCCTATGCAAAGGCAAATGATGTATTGCGTATTAAAACAATTCATCTAGACGGTAGAGTAAATCCTATCGAGGTCTATCATGAGCTTGGGGCGGAAGAATATAGAACAGCACTGGAGATACCTGAGGGTTTAGATTACAGCCTTGAGGATAAAGCGTTCTTTGTTAGCGAGCGGGAGATAGCCGCTACAGTTACCAACCCGTTTATGGATAGGCTTCCACCTACAGGCGGTCGATACGTTAACCCAGACTATCGTAAGTAAGACAGCATAACTAGGAAGATCTAGCATCGTGCTAGATCTTCCTGTATGCCGTTATATGAGGAGTTTAAGTCCCTCAAGCTCTATCTCTAAAAGATCCCTAATAACGCCGTGAGGAGCGACCAGTGTGGTCTTATCGCTACGAGCTCGTCTTAGTTCACGTTTGAGTGCATTTTCAAAGTCTCTATCCTGACCTTGTTGTGTAGTTAGATACCATGATGTAGCATGTTTAATCCAAGGTAACCATATCAGCCAAAGTATCCAGCTTACTTGTCTGGTACTAACTAAACGGTTAAATGGTAACGCATCTCGCATGCGTTGATCTAATCGTAATGGTACATTGTCTAACACATCATCTATAGACGCATTCATTCTGATTAGCTCATCAACAACATCAGGGTATTCTTTATCAACGCTCCCATCAAAACTAGGAATAGCTAGAATAGGCTTAAGTGCACTTTTGGTTTGTGCTTCCCCAAGGTAGTGGCGTAAGTAACGGTTCATTAAGCTAATAGATAACTGATGATCTAACATATTTACTAATACGTACTGATAGACAAATTGATTAGTAGAACCGCGTTGGTCTATAGGCTTAAGGTTTTCATAATGCGCCCATGTTCTGTACTGGATAGCAAGTAATGGGATGTCTATCGCAATGACACTATATCCTACTTCTTCGTGTTGTTTTTGTCCGTCGGGGAGGTTCAAGTTTAAGTCACTGCTAGGATGATATAAGACACGCACTGCGTTGGCATTAGACCAATCAGCAAGTAAACCATTACTGGCCCACTGTGGTCGCGTTAACGTTGTAGCTACCAGGATGTCTACGATGTTACCACCATAAAACTCACCTTCCAAAGGTGGGTATGTAGATATCTCGGTACTAATCTGCTGACCATGTGCAATATCAGTTTCAATGTCTTCTAGGTAATCGTAATAGCGCATCATGTTCATTGCGTTCATGGGCGGTAGGCTATCTAGAAGCTTAACAAGGGGCTGGGTGTCTTTTAAACGTCGAGGTGCGCTTATTGCCTTGGCTTTAACACGCTCTAAGGCTTTGTCTAATCCGCGTTGGGCTTGGAAAAGACCCGCAAAAACCTTTTGGTTGCGGTTAGGGGAATCTGGAGTAAAAAGCCGTTGCATGGGTCACCTGTGGATGAGTGAAGTGATGTAAAGTTTTAATGTTTTCGAGTCATACTATAGAGACAGGTAGCTGTCAGTGTACTTATACTTGGTATAGGTGCCTAACCTGTGTCCCTCTGTGAGGCGATTCAACCTAATTAAACACCTATATCATTCTAGTGGTCTATCCAGGAATGGAAGATCTATTAGCTAATTTTAAGTTTGACAACATAATAAAAGGTATACCATTATGGCTGTAAATAAAGATAACAAGTCTACTCCGTCTAACCCTGCTATGGCAGAAGCAATGAAAGAGTCAGGCGCGCAGCAAAGCCGTTCAACAAACCAAAACCAACCCAATCGAGGAAGAAACGTGGAAGGTCCAAAATCCCTAGCCGGTCTTAATTCTTTATTCAGCAACCCAATGACGCGTAGCACTGCAGGCGAAGTCACTGGTGAGCTAACTCAAACGCTTCGTAAGATCCTATCTTCAGAGCGTAACAGCGTACTTGAGAAAGTAACGATTGAACCTGTGGACGGCGATAGCCATTCACTAGCCCTTTCTGTAATTGTATTACAGTTCCCATTCAACGAGCACGTTGCCTGCTATACCTACATTGTAGAAGGTTCTGGTGACGGTCTTGCAGATCGCGTTCCAACTATTGCTGGACAGCAAGTAAACATCAAGACTGTTCCTGGTGACGTATACGACGATAACATGTGGGAACAAGTTAGCATGTATCTTCGCAGCAAGTACGGTAACGAGCGCAGCTTCATCGATGTTGGCGCTAACGTAATTCCACGTACAGTTACAGCTGACCATGAGAAAGAAATCCGCAGCCTATTATACTTCGGTATCACTGCGTGTTACACTACTCTACTTAAAATCAATGGCGATACCAGCAACAGCATTAGCGTAGCTGATATCAACACCGGTGACGTGCTAGCAGCGCAGCTTCGCTACAATCCAGGCGACACGCAAACTGCTGCTGGTCAGACTGTACGTTCAGATCTATCTATCGCACTTCGCGGTATCATGCAAACAGGTGAAGCGGTATCTGCTAAGCAGACTATCCCACTAACAACTGTTGATGGTTACATGGATCTAACTTACGTTCCACGTCAGCAACAACAAATGGCGTATGGTCAGCCTGTTGATCACCGTCAATACGTACCGCGTCTAGTAATGACTAACGTATCTTCTGGTCTAAGCGTTAACACGCTAGAGCTTGAACTACTAGGTCTTTCTACTACGGTACTAGCAGCCCAGCACCACGCATGGGTTAAGTGCTTCAAGCCTGTATACGGTGCCAGTAAGAATGACATTCATGACATCGGCGCACTAGGCTTTGAAGTTGACTTCGCAAACAATGGTGAGTACGGTCGTATCTCTACTAAGAGCGATTCATTCTCAGACCAAAGTCTGTTCGAGCTAGTACAACGCAGCATGTACAACGAAGTACTGTTCTCTTGGGATATCCCTGAAACCGGTGACCTAAGCTGGTTACAAGAAACGTTCCTAGCCGCAGCGGCTGGTAACAGCAAAGCAATTAACACTCTGTTCAATGCAGCAGATACGTTAACTGGCGGTGCGTTTACTCGTAACTACGACGGTGCTCCTCCTCTAATGAGTGAGATTACTCGTGTACATCTTGGTACTTACCTAGATGAAAATAATACTCCACGTGATCTACGTGATCTTGATTACCTAGCGATGCTAAACATCTACGGTGATAAAGACCTAGGTCTAGTTGAAGCATTTGGTAACACTTACGACCAGACTGATCGTCCTCAAGAACTACGTCTGGCAGAGCGTGCTAAAATCATCGAAGCTACACTAGGTGATACAGTAACCATCACTGGTTACGCACGTCGTGTTACATTCAATCCTAAGTTCATCGAAGCGCTTGCTATGGCTTGTGCAGAAGCTGGACTTAAGATCCGCCCTGAGGGTATCTACGGTAACGACATGGGTGCCATTCGTGGTAACACGTCAGCTGTTGGTATGGGTATTGGTCAAAACGCCGGTGGTGCTGTCTTCCAACAAGGTGGTGCTAACTGGGGCGGTTCTGGTATGGGTTACGGTGCTCGTAACTCTGGTGGACTGTGGAACCGCTAAGTTAAAATTAGCTAAGTAGTTAGAAAGAGGGTCTTCGGATCCTCTTTCTTTTTTATGCCCGTTTATAATAAAATAAGGACTTTTCGTGACAAAGCCTATGGTAGAATCAATTTTAACAATAACAACACCTCGCCCATCAGATATCAAATTACTTGAAGAGCAGCAGGGTATTATTCTCAAACCCATTGTCGGCTTTAAAGACGCCTGGGTTAGTCGATGTGGTAAGGTCGTTAAGCTACACTACCCGCTAACAGGTGATGCGTGTTATTACTACGCCACCCTCACGGTGCGCCGACAAGATCAACGTTTGATGGTAACGCTCAAAAGTAGCGAAGGCTCTACCATGCGAACGCTATCTGGTTTAGTGGCTCGCGCCTATCTTGAAGCACCTAAAGACCCCTCGCGTTTTGATCTAATCAACATTGATGAGGACAGAAGTAATTGTCATGCTGATAACCTAGCGTGGCAGCTTAAATCACACACCACCAACTATTATTACGAAGTGAAAGACACTCGTGATGGTTCAGTTATGGAGTTTGATACTAAGAAAGATTTTCATGATTGGGTAAATAAAACGTTTACGTTTAACAGAAAGAAAAGGTAGGATTTTACAGGGGTGAGTAACATTATGTTTATTATCTAAATGTAATATGCTTAGACCTATATTACTAAAAAAGAATAAGCCCTTAACAAATTAAAATAAGGAGAGATCATGCAGGCTGATATCAGTGCGGCGGCTGAGCCAATTACTGCATCCATCGATCAACTTAAAGGTCCTCTTAGTTGGAACTACGAAGATCGACAAGGCGGCGTTTATCTGGCGCTAGAAGATCATGATAAGATCTTTAATAACCTGTCCAATCCCCCTATCATTGTCAATGACGTCAACACGCTGTCTCAGGAAGACAAACAGAAATTCAATGACCTAATATCTACGCGTTACGAGGGTGATTCATTGTCTATCGTACCGTCGTGTGATTGTGGTGAATTATCAGGCGGTTATAACTTAGGTAAGGTTTGTGGTGTCTGTCAGACTGAAGTCCAGCAGTCTACAGAGAAACGCATCGAGTCTACGTTATGGATGAAAGCACCAGATGGTGTTCATGGGTTTATTAATCCTAACGTCTGGTTGATGTTTGAGAAGTATTTCTCAAGTAAGCAGTTGTGTCTTGTCGAGTGGTTGTGTAATCCTAATCTACGTTATGATAATGAGAAGAATGAGTCATTAAACCGCTTGAAGCGTTATAACTTTAAACGTGGTTATAATAACTTCATTGAAAACTTTGACACAATAATGAATGCGCTGTATGACATATTTGCTATACACAAGCGATTAGAGATACAAGACTTTAAAACCACGATGCGTAAGTATAGACATTGTCTATTTAGTCAATACGTACCGGTGCCTTCTAAAGTTGCATTCGTAACAGAGAAAAACGATTCAACCGTTACCTCTGATACACAGACGTCGTTAGCGATGGATGCTATACGTACTATGTCGTCTATCAAACAGGCACTACGTCCTCTTATGCCTAAGCAGTTAGAGAACCGTACCCTTAAGTGTGTTAAACAGCTTGCTGTCTATTATGAAGAAACCTACAAGACACGTCTTGCCTCTAAAGATGGTTTCATTCGTAAACACATGATCTCAGGTAGGTTACATTATACGGCACGTGCTGTTATTGTATCGTTAAGTGAACCCCACGAGTATGATGAGCTACATCTTCCATGGGGGTTATCGGTAGGACTACTACGTACGCACCTGACTAATAAGTTGTTAAAGTTAGGGTATACACCTCGCGCTGCCGCCTGTCTATTACAAGAGTCTATTAGCCGCTATCATCCACTTGTAGATACGCTGTTAAATGAACTTATAGACGAGTCTCCGTGTCTATCGGAAATTGCAGAACACGAACTTACCGTGCCTAAGAAGAAAGGTCTGTATGTTATCATCCAACGTAACCCATCTTTACATAGACTGTCAGCACAGTTCATGCGGGTTACTAAGATCATTAAAGACCCTAGTATCCAGACTATATCAATGTCGGTATTATCATTGACTGGTCCGAATGCTGACTTCGACGGCGACGCTTTGAATATTCTCTTAATCACCGATAAAGAGATGATGCGTAAGATGTATAGACTGTCACCCCATTATGGCATTTTGTCGCTTCAAGAACCATCCAAGGTCTCTGGTTGCGTAGGTATGCCTAAACCGGTGGTAAGTACTATTGATAACTGGTTGAAGAAAGGCCCTAAGGTTAAAGAAGAGGCGGTCTAAACGCCTCTTCTTCTATGAGGTTATTATGGAAGTTAAAAATGAAGTAACGTCGTTAGAAGTAGAAGAGTTACCCGAAGGGTACGCGGACGATATGTTATTAGAAAAATACCATACCTACCCTATAATACGGGACGAGTTTAATATTATTCGTTGGGTACCGCTTAAAAGTCTTTTACCACCACCATTGGATATGTTAGATATTCCGTTTTCAAAACTAATACGGGATTCTAATTTAAAAGATAATGAAATATGTAGAAGATTAGCCGAGAGGTTAGATGGTCGGTCTTTGAGTAGTTATGGTGATGCTTTTAACATGGAATGTAACAGAGTATCCGATGACTCATTTACCCCGCCAACTAGGGTTGAATTTCTCAATGCGGTATTTGATTTTATTGACGCTATTGCTTCTACTAAAAGTATAAAAGATATCAAATCGCAGAATGACATCTTCTTACCCATTGCCGATGCAATATTAAGAAACCACCTAGGGGATGTTAATATACTAGAAGATCATCCAGATGACCTGGGAAGGCTCGCAGAGGTGGTTTATGAAGGCTGTTGTGTTGACTTCTATGCGTTATTGGGGCGTTTTATGGACGTCCTACAACAAGGTAAGATAATGATACTTTATCATGTCGGTGAATACAGCTTCACAATCACACTCGCTGCTGAATTGATATCCGGTCTAATGCACAAGTACGTGCGGAATGGTCGGGTGGTTTCGGTTCCAACAACAGGTGAGATTGTTGGTATATGTGTGGATAACGAACAGGTAAAATATTATCTAAAGACCGCTATTTCCTATATAGATGAAAATATAGGTAGAGAAGGTGAGATAAGTTTCATTAACTCGCTTGATGTTAGAATGGCGCTATCAATTTAATTACAGGTTCGACTTGTATCTTAGGTAGCTCAGAAATTAAACGTTACGCGTTTAACAAACAATAAAAGGATTGGCGTGTAGAATGGGTCTACATGCTTTATTAAAACCTAATGCGGTAATTGCTCTCATTGAGAGCTTCGCATTTAAAATGGAGTCATTATAATGACACGTAAGAAAAGTATCTACACTGTAGATCAAAAGAGACAACTCACCACTACACGTATGCTAATACGTCTAGCCATGCAACGTAAAACTATTTACTATAGTGAGTTAGCCGAACGCTTAGGGTACAATGTGCCAAACATGGCGTTAGGTAAGGTATTGAGCCCGACGCTTGAGCGGGTTAACCAGTGGTGCTGGGAGCGACAGCAACCATGGCTTACCGCGTTAGTCGTTAGAAGCTCAGGGAACCATACAGGGCTTCCTGGTGAAGGTTTCTTTAATGAGATGCAAGAGCTAGGTGCGTATACCCCTGAAGTTGATACCCATAAGGCACGTCGTACTTGGGCTGAACCGTATATTAAGAGTATATGGGATTTCTGGGGTCCTGATGATGCTGATATCTTGTGTAAAGCACGTGTACTGTCACCTAAATAAGGAGTTGATTATGGATTTTGATAAAGGTATTGAAGCAGTTGAATTTATTGCGTCACAAAGAGAAACAGAGGGTAATGGTCTATACCTTGCTCATCTGTTAGCAAGGCGTGGATACATCTTTCCTCTAGATTCCTCGTTACTGTATCTGGCTACTAACAGTGATTGGACAGTAGCGCATGAAATGGCGCGTGCTGGTTTTAACTTCCCCGAAGACCATCCAGCAATGGGTCGTACTAACGATTTAGGGGAAAGCGTGGCAATGACGATGGCGGAGAGAGGCTATGTCTTTCCATTGGACAGTGCGTTTCTTACTTCTGCAAATAAAACAGGCTGGACCATTGCACACACTCAGGCTACTAATGGTTGGGTTGTTGATGATATTGACATCCTATCCTTAAAGGATGATGTAGGAGTTACCGTCGCTCACCAGATGGCGCGATGCGGGCATAACTTTCCAGATGGTCCAATCTTGGACTTTGTCGATAATGCTGGGGTGACCGTAGCAGACTTAATGTAAGACAATGTAACAATGGCTGTCCCTAGGGACAGCCATCTATGCCGGATTCTTTTTTTATCAATATAACCTGATTACAGACCTATATTACCAACGTGTTAATAAACTATATATAGTGAGAACACCCATGTCTGTTATTGATAATTTACTTACGTCGTTTAAACGCCGCACCTTTAAACGTAGTGCTCGCACCCACTTACCCGCTATGAGTTACATTGTAAATAGCGTCAACTATGACGTTAGTAACGTGGTAGGTCATTTTACTGTTGATACCGTGGTGTATTTAGGAGACAGCAGTATAAAAGAGACAGTTGATGTCTTTAGCCCAGAGACCCTTACATTAGAAAACGACCCCCTAGATACCTATGGGTGGTTAGTAAGTTATCTCCAAGCATACGTTAGACGCGACCCTGCTATCCTGATTGTTATAGACAGACTTATGGATCAAGAAAACCATTCTCGATTTGTTAATCTGTGTAACGCCTATTCGGTTAAATTACTTATCCGAAAACCCATCATTTAAAGTATAAATAGAGGAACCCTTTTATGATAGATTTATCTCAACCGTGTGTATTGAACATCAGCTTTGCAAGTCTGCTAAAGCGTCTTGAGTTTAACACACCTATGGGTTGGATAACCCAACCTACCTTTAACATCAACCTACCTTACCCGGTAGACCTTAAAACTATCGGTGTGTATATCGAGCAAACTATGCAGAAGGTAGAAGCGGTACCGCTGGCTAACGATGCAGCATATCAAGAAATGGCAAATCTGGCTAATGAACGTCTTGAGAAAATGGCGCTTGAGTTTGACCGTGAGGAGCTAGTAAAGAATCTTGAAGCGCAGATGGAGTTAGAGTTAAAATCTCTTCGGTTAATATATGAAGTAGATGTTAACCGAACGGGTATGATTATATCAATCGAGATAGCATCACGTGATGATTTAGAAGAATAGTCTTTTTAAGCTAGGTGGATTATCCACCTAGCTATTTACTATTTATTTTTTTGATATTCTTAAGGTAATTACAATGAAGACAGTAGCAGGCGTTCTGCGGAGCGGTATACGTGAAGAAGAAATAAGTGTAGAAACATTCAACGATATTGCTATATCGCAAGAAGTACTACATGAGCACGAGCTTAATCTATCGGATTTTAACGTCTCAGAAGAAGGATTAGTTGAACGCCTTAAGTTGATTAAAGAAAGCTTAGGTTCAAATATCCGTTTCATGACCGGTAATCTAACACAGCATATTAAACATGCTAAGAAGTTAGAAGATCGCCTCTCTCTGATTCAAGGAGAAACAAAGGGTGAGATAAAGGCCAAGAGTGAATTGGGCTTCATTCTACCCAAAGACGGTACTGTTGATAACGTAATTGATCAATTTGCGTACTTAACAAGCCTGGCAGAAGACATTAATACAGTGACGTCATCTTTCTTAAAGGCCGGTGCTGTTGCGAGTGACAAAGCGCTAGTTAGCAATCTAGCATTAATCTTTGGCGGTTATGGTATTGCTATAAATAAAGCGGTAGTACTTTCTAAAGGTGACGAGTTAAAAGACTTCCATAAGCTGATAAAGAATATAACAAGTGCTTTGGATTTAAAACCTTTAAAGAAAAACATCACTAAAGAAATGGAAGTGACTAAGCATGGGGTGGTTGGAGTAGCGCCACTGCTTGCTAGCGATAGAGTGTTGTGTATGAAAGAATATGGTACGTTAGACTCTTTAGAGCTAGTGCGCTATTTCGTTGGTGTGGCAAACAACCTTAAAGGCTCAGCACCTACAACAATGCCCGCTCTTACCAAAGCAGAATGTCTAACAGTGGTTAAGGCTGTCAAAGAGAGCCAGAAAGACTTAGAGGTTATGATTAACTCACTAAGAGAAGTATCAAAGAATCTGATACCTGCTCTTCACGTCTATGAGAACAATAGTATCTTGGAAGTGGCGTTATCAGGTATGGTTGACCGCGTTAACGTTAAAGGTGAATCCGGTAGTCTAATTCGCTTCATCTTGAAGGGTTGTCAGGAGCCTGCGTTGCGCTACGTTAATCTTTATAACCGTATTGCTGGTCTGATGTTGTCTGTTGTAGAAAAATCTATAAAAACAGCTCTCTAAGCGCATGGAAGGCTAGACAGTAATCTAGCCCTCTTTTATTACTAAGTTCCAAAATGAGAGGAAGCTTAAATGGACAAGTTCAATATACATGGAATCTTTGAAGCCCTTTGCTTTAACCCGTCGTATGAAGAGGCAGCTGGTATCACGTATCATGTAGGCTTAATCATGGCGGCTAAGGAAACAACCTTTAGAGGTGCGGAGACGCTACGTAGCGTAGTGCATGACGGGCCGTTAGATAGCGAATCAGTACCTAGCAAGGTAGAGCAGGGTTGGTTGCTTGAAAAGGATATGGTAGAGCAAATATCAGTTGACGGCAAACAAGGTTTTCAAAGTGCAACACCTAAGGGTCAGGCTGTCTGTAAAGTCTTAGATGTTGCTAAGCACTTAAGTGAAATACGACCTATCGATGTTGTACGTGCAGTTAATACCTATTTAAAAGAACCATCGTATGTATATACCCCTAATTTAAGTAAGGAATGTTAACGATGGTTATCCCAGGTAAACTCTCTTTAAAGACACTAGCAGTTATTGCCTCGGTGGAAGCTAAAGCTGAAAGTAAGTCTTTTTTTAATCGAATCCCTCAGTTCTTAGAACAGTTACGTGAAAAGGTTGCAAGCGACATCACTATGACTAAAGGGGAAAGTCCTAGTGAGCAGCTAAACCCGAAAGCATTTACTAAGATGCTTAAGGATGTCAACTATGCGACGATCTCAGAGCTTGCTGTTTTTAGACCAACAGGCATGCGTGGTGGTTACCAAGACTACGTAGAGATGCTAGCTGAGTTTCAAGAGCAAATTGGTGGAATTGAAGAGCGCTTACTTACACCATTAAAACGTACCGTTGCGCAAATGCTAGTAGAGCCTAAACGTCTATCTCAGGCGTTCCCGGTTAATTATAAAGTGGTTGACATAGAAAAGCTTCAGAAGTTATTTAACAAAGAAGTAGATCTTCAAGACTCAGGTGACAAGATTGCCTATAGTGATGCAGTTAACCGTAATAAAGACTGGGAAGGTATTGTATCTACAGTAAACCTGTTAGATGACCAATATCAAAGAGAACCTAATAGTGATATCTTAAAATCAGTAGGTGAGTTAACAGAACACATCAATCTGTTGATCCAGCGTATCAGCGACCAGCCTGACGTTTATGTAGTTAAAGGTACGACTTTATCTGCACTGGTAGATGCTACCTATCAAGCAGCTAAGGAAGTTGAGCTCTACGCTGCACATGGTTTTAACCTAGCCACTACTAAGAAAGCATTAGTTGACAGCTATCGTCAAGTTAAAGAAGCTATCGAGTAAAGTACTGCACCTAGAGTCATCCGACTCTAGGTGTTATGCCGTCGTGTAAATTTATACACCGGAATGAATATAATATGACCTACCCTATGACATCACTAAACGCATTGCCTGCTTAGACAAGCATCTATGCCCATATGCCATAGCGTGGAAAAAAGCTATTCAACGTAATTTCAACTATACATTATCTAATGGACTAAACTAACATGCCATCGTCTTAAACGAGAACATTACCAAAGAGGTTAACATGAAAAATACATTTAAACCGATCCTTCAAGATCACAAACAAGTTAGTACTTTACTTTCGTCATTACCTAAAGGTGACGACAGTGATGCAATACATATCCAGGCCCTCAACCCTGAAACAATGAACAGAGGTCCGCAAGATGTTGTTATTATTTGCGATGCAGTAGGTTACACAGATGCGTTGATAAACGCGTTTAAAGGTTTACATGGATTATTTACTCGCCATGTTCCTCTCACTGCACGTGAAGTAATGAGTGAAATCAACAACACCGTTAATCCGGGCAAGTTGAACTTCACATTCCTACCTATTGATGCTAAAACCATCACTCAGCAGGAATTCATCGAAGCATTGCATGCTAAGGCCATTGATAGTCAGACTAAAGATCTGCAGTTAGTAACTATCGATTACTTAAAACAATTAGACGAAAAAGATATGGCATTCATTTTCAAGAGTGCCTAATAGATGGGGTGGGGTGACCTGCCCTATCTATGCCGTAAAGGACACGCTATCAAAACTTACATGCTAGCGTTACTTTATGAAACCCTTTAACCTAAATTTCAAGGAGCTAATCTATGCCTGTGATTATAGAAGGCGGCGACGAAACATTCAGAGCCGTGGCCTATACTCCACCAAGCCCGTCCCTAACCGGGTTCTTATCTCAGCAACTAGATCAGTTCTCAGCTCAGATTCACCAAGGTGCACAACACTACGTTGATCTAGCACGCCAGACTTTTGACTCATTTAACAGTTCAGAAGCGATGCGGTTAGCTAAAGCAGTACGGCGTAAGGTAGACAGCCTGTGGACGCGGGAAGGTATTTTTGCAATGACTGATATCGGTCAAATACAAAATGCCAACTTGACCATGCAGCGGTGGATTATGGCAGAGCCAACTATTCGTAACATGTATCATCAGCAGCGTTGTGAGGGCTTTGCTGACAGCTATGTGGATATGCATCCAGGGGATGTGGGTGAGAGCCATTACGATTACCGCAGGGTAATGGACGGCTTAGTCGTAGAGCAAGAAGACGAGCTAGTAAGTGTCCAATACTTTGATGAGGTTCATGACGGAGACGAGCTTGATATTGACGAGCAGGTAGCCATCTTACGTACTTGGGATAGTGTCAAAAATGCTATTCACGAGAACAAAGAAGATCCTACCAGTCCCTTCAATGCGAGCCTGTAATGATAAATCTAAAGATGGACTTCGGTCCATCTTTTTTTGTTAAGGATACTAGCAATGTCACAGAAAGTCCTACCCACCCTTACGGTTGATGGCTTTGTAAAAACAGTCCCTCAAACGTGCGACTACCTTTTGGCTTATTTCTTCTTAAGCCAATACTCTCAAAGCAATATGTATTATGGTAAAATATCGTCACTGGCCTACATTATACAAGAACACGGTCATGACGAGCAAACCATGCTATTGCGTATTCAAAGTACATTGACAACACTGTTTAATCGTTACTTTGATTCAGTAGAAGCCTCTGCAAGTATAGACAGAGATAAGGATAACGCTGCGCAGTATGAGATTATAACGAATCTAAACGTACGGCGCGGTAATGTTAGTTATAGCGTAGGGCGACAGGTTAGTCTAATTAACTCTGTAGTACAGAAAATCGTGGAATTAAATAATGGATAATTCAAAATCAAAACAGCAAGAGATTAATGACAATATTTTGCTAAACAGTCACGTGCGTGACGCCATGAAGGTGTTGAACGAAGCAGCGGAAGAACACCCTACCATTGAGTTGGATTTGTTTGTTCGTACTTTCTTACCTGCCATAGGTCAAGAACATGACGAGGCGTTAAATATGGGACCGTGGCTAACAGTAGCAAAGAGCCCGTACAATCCAGTTGATGTTGTTAGCAATGGACAAGTGGTCTTTACTGTACCACCGTTATTAAATCGACGACACACCCGCATCAACGAGCGTAGTCAAGATTCATTAACTACCCTTGCTGTTGTAGCCCAACAGAAATCAGATGCGCATCCACTTATGGGTCAGACTTATCTACGAAACGGTCTGATGAACTACGTAGGTAAAACACGTGTTAATCCTAACGCATTGGCAGAGTGGAATCGTGTATTGACTAAATATGGATACGAGCCAATAGAGACAGAAGCCGTACCCGAATCTGTTAAGCCTGCCTCTGTATCAACTGCATCTCTGTACGACCCTGATGATGTGGATGAATTATAAGGATGTATAGCCTATGCGTAGCAAAGGTAAACACTTAGAGATAGCCTGTCTATCCGATATACACCTAGGACATGGTCTAGTCCCTACCAGCGATATTATCAATCGACTGTATAAAGCACTACCTAGCAATGCTGAGTCTGATAAACTAGACATTATATTCCTTGCAGGTGATGTTTTTGATAAGCTGTTATTCCTACCTGACGCACCAGTATTAGATATTCAGATTTGGATAGCTGATTTGTTTGAGTTGTGTCACCGCCACAATATCGCACTTCGGGTATTAGAAGGCACGCCTAGTCACGACCGTGGGCAGGGTAAGCAGTTTGAAATGATTTACTTGACGGTAGGGTATGATAGGGATGATAAGTTTGTTGACTTTAAATACGTTCCTACATTGTCGATTGAATACATTGAGTTATTAGATATTAATGTACTCTACGTTCCAGATGAGTGGGACCATGACCCTGATATAACCTGGGAGTCGGTAAAAAACTTGCTGAAAGATCAAGGGTTAGAGCAAGTAGACTTTGCAGTCATGCATGGTAACTTTGAGTATCATTTACCCGACCACCTGAAAATACCCTGCCACCAATCAGAGCGTTATCTAGAAGTTGTTAAACATTATATCTTCATAGGTCACTTTCATACACACAGCGTGTATGATCGCATCATCACACAAGGGTCGTTTGATCGACTAGGTCATGGTGAAGAAGAACCTAAAGGTCACGTGAGGGTCAGGGTTAGCGAAGACGGCAATCACGATCGTGTTGAGTTTAGAATCAATCATGATGCCACCATGTTTGTTACTATAGATGCAACCGGCATGGATGCAGCTGCGGTAATTAACAAAATCAAAGCACAAGACAACCTACCTAAGGGTAGTCACGTGCGTATTCAATGTACTAACGATGGCGATGTTAAAAATGCCATTAGTACGCTTAGGGAACATTTTCCACACTACACAATAAAACTAAAAGTTGTCAGTGAGGAGAAAGTCGTTAACAGTGACGTTACAGGGTTAACCGCTAAGTATGAAGCGGTGGAAATATCATCTTCTAACGTCACTAAACTATTAGAAGAAAAATGCATAACCATGGGATTAGATACTAACCGTATTGAACAGGTTAAAGCATTGTTAGATAGAGTACAAGCCCAATGAAACCAGAAACAAGATTAAAAATAGCCCTTCACCACACTATCATTACGTGTTCTAATTTTAAAGACAAAGATATTGATAAAATCCTTATCATGTTATCGAATTGGGACCTTGAAGTAGGTAAGCCGGTAGGTGGCGTTTACAGCAAAGTAGATGCCCTATTCCAAAAGACATTCCCAACCCCCGACTCGCTTGTTGAGTTTGTGGTGTCGGTAGAATACGGGTACATTAACCAGCACAATCTAAATCACTACAGAAACATCATTGAGTTCTTAATGAGGACGTATGGTGAGTCTTTAGAGAGCATGACTGAAATCAAAACGTTTCTTAAAGTCATTGAGCGTAAAGCAGAAGGACCAAGAGAAAACTACTGCTGGGATAGTGAGACAATCCTACTGGATAAGCCTGCTTATAAAAGCGAGATAGGGTGGTTGTTGTTAGGACCTGGATTTAAATTGCGCCAGGGCCAACTATCTAAAGAAGCAATGCATGCGCGTATAGATGCGTTGCTAGGAGAAAACAATGGATCTAACACGTGAGTTAGGTGAGTATGGTATTAACATAGGTACGTCAGTTGCTTTAGAGGAAGGTTTTAGTCAACTAGAGACATTCCCTAAAACCTTTTGGGTAAACATACGTACCTTGCTCAGAAACACCTACGGTGCTATCAGCGATAACGTGGGTATTAGCGACATTGCTTTAATTGAAGCGATGGATGAAGAAATGGAAGGATTGGAAGCCGCCATTGTTGCATTGAGTAAAGAACAAACCTCAGTGGTATTCTACCATACGTCACATGCGACAATAGATAAACAGTTTCCTAAAGCTCAGCTTAAGAAGTTAAAGACACCTGGACAGTTGCAATATCGCGTCATAGAACGTTCAGTGTGTAAGAAGCTTCTTTCGCAAAACACTAACATCCGCCAGTTTGACGTTGCTGTAAGAGGTGACAGATCAACAGCCATGATGTTAAGTCATTACCCTATCGACTTGTTATCCCACACTTACTTTGATCGCCTAAGTCTTATAGAGAGCCATACAGGTGCGATAAAGAAAAAGGACAAATGGAATACCAAGTTGACCGGAGGTAAGCAGTTAACTCACATGCCTTTCAACAGCATGACGTTACAGGTGTATGGGGATGGTGCAACTAATTTTAACACCATGCCACATCGTATTAAGGTCACGCTTAATGAGTTAGCTAAGGAGAAACGTTGGCACGCGTTAACTACCAAAGATAAAATGCTGTATGATATCAACACCTTAACGGATAAGATAGCAGCCAGTTTTTACAAGCAACTGCTGGCTGTGAGTGTCAGATAATACATAGACCAGCAATAACATGAAGACAAATTAGCCCATAAAGGAACCCTCTAATGGCCGATAATAACTTTCGCCGTCCACCTCGCAAGAAGAATGTGTTGGACGAGACAAAACTACGCCTTAGCGCCGATCCCGTATCTGGTTCTAAGCGTCGCCCTTCTCTTGCGTTTAGTGTGGTAAAGAACAACCCACGTATTGACATCTATACCAATGTAGAGGGTGATAAGAACAACGGTAACATCCGTGCAGCAATGGACGCGCCAGTATTCTTTGCTCTAATTGGATTGGTTGAAAAGGCCATTGAATCAGAACCAGGTCAGCGTTTTGTAATTCAAAACAAGAACTATAAATGGTTCGGCCAAGGTAAGAAATCTGATGCACCGGTAAACCTAAGCGATACCTTAGTAGGTAAGGATGCTGAAGGTCGTATCTTTATCAGCGTTATTGATAAAGAAGATAATAGCCGTCCTAAGATCAAGTTTATCTTTAGCTCAGGTTACTGGCATGACTTATTCCATGGTGATGGTTCACCATTTAGCGAAGCGGAAGATAGCGTACTGTGTGCCAAGGCATTTACTGAAATGCTTAAAGGTCTAGTACCGTTAGTTATGGCTAACGAATATACTCCACCACCACCTCGCGATCAACAAGGTGGATCTGGTTATGGCGGCGGTAATAAAGGCGGCGGCAATAACTACAATGGCGGCGGTCAGTCTTCGTCACCAACCATTGACTTTGATGATGATATCTTTTAATCATCACGGTTAATTATTTAAAAGGTAGGCGCTGGCCTACCTTTTATGCCCATTAGTGTATGCCAAACAACTTAACACCTACATTATTTAATCGAACCTTTCCCCTAACGATCAAAAGAGGTATATATGAAAATCACTATTGCACAGCGCAAGCCAAACGGAATAGCGTCTGTACTGACTAGCCATGGTGATCGTAGTCATGAGTGGATGTTAAGCCCGTATGAGCGTACGTCCTTTCAAAACCCTGATAACATTTTCAACAATGCCAATGCGTACTTAGAAAAACTAGATAAAGAAACGCAGCATCGCATTTGGTCCATCTATGACGATATCTATTTAGCATTTGAAGAAATAGAAAACATAGATGTACTTCAAGAAACAGTAACGGAACTTGTAAACCGGTTATACTCATTTATTGACGTAGATGCGCTGCGTCTATGGTGTAACCTCTACGGTGTGTATAACATGCCGCCTGATCTACAAGATACGTATAGTGAGGGCTTTACACGAGAACTTACTTATCTAAGAAGTGACTATAAAGGTCTATTGTTCTTAACTACCGCATTGCGATACATGGTGCCTATTTGGGGTGAATACATTAAACGTAATAAGGCAGAGATAGGTACGGCATATAAGGAATACATGGCAACAGCGTTAATAGGTCAGTCTGATTTATACGAGACACCTGAGATCGCCCGACTAATCGAATACATCGAAGCACGTATCGGTAACCAAGATACATTGAAGCCTACTACCATACATGGTGGTCTAGGTAGCGTGCAGCAGACAGATTGGTTATTGTCACGTACTCTACTAGGTCGTATTGCTGTAGCGGAAACTGATAAACCCGATGGGTCTATCATCTCTACTATCTATAACGTTATTACCAATCTCATTGAGAACATGGATAAAACGTTTGGTTCAGGTGGGATGATATTAGACATAGATCGTTATCGACCTAAGCGTGGTGAGGAGCGTGAGGATAATGATTCAGTTGCAGAGAACCTGCAAGTGTCGCAGCGTGTATCAGATGTACATCCTATCATAGCCGAGACCTATGTATCTAAGTACGTGGACATGGCTAAGGAGCTTTCTCCAACAGTACCGATACGGTTGGTAAAGGAATGTGTAGTAAGGTTAACCAAAGCGGACGATTTAGACATTGAACCGTTCAGAGTTAACCTGGTGGCGATAATTGCATCAGAGGCAGTCTCTATACGTTCTCTGCATTCACTACACCACCCGGAGTTATTGCGACTAATAGGTGTTGCACAGGCTATATTGATCCATCATGGATTTGATGATCTAGCCCATGTGTTAACAGCCCGTTGTCAGCCGCAAGACCCAACCATTATTAAAGGTGATACGTATAGTAATAATACGCGTTCACGACTTACTAAAGACAATGTAGATGCGTTGATGAGACTTTATCCACATTACAAGTTAAAGACTCGTCCAGGTGAACGTAAGAAAACAGATTGCGAGGGTGTTGAATTTATAGAGGGATTCAATAAACATACCCAAGCGTACGATTGGTTCTACAATTCACCTGACACATTGTTACAAAAGTCTACCCCGCCAGCAGTAAATGGCAAACCGTTATTGATCTCTACAGATATTAGAAACCAACTGGCTAGTATGCTTCTAACATTCTTAGATCGACCGGTACAGTCTGAGCAGACTGTTTAAACCCCCTTTTAAAAAATAACTACGTAAATAGGAAGTGTGAAAATGCTACAATCTAACATGACAGTACAACGTTTGATGTTCTTCGAGATGGGCAGCTACCATGCGTTAGCTCTCCGCCCATACCAAACACACACGGATGCTCAGTCTATAGGTATTTTCAATGACGTGACTAACGGTGGTACTAACCTAAGTACCAATGCAGTAGCGCAAGGCTGTGATGGCTTAGTAAGACCATCAGCACAGGCTGCTGGAATGGCAAACATAGCAGGAGGATGGGATGAACGTCGCTTTGTATTCCTCATGCATGTCTCTTTTGAGAAAATGGGTGTCACTATTTATCAAGTATTATCTGGTTACACTGACCGTTTTGATCTTAGTCTAAATGGGACATTGAGCCCTGACATGATGCTGCACTTCAATAACTCTGTTGAAATTAGACAGAGTGCTATATTAGGTGCAAACGGCCGACAAATGCAAATGTCAGTACGCGATGCGTCACACATCCTTACAGATAGCGTTGGTGGTGTTAACCAAAATGGATATCCAGGAGGCTGGGGTGCAGGTACGCAGAGTCTGAACTATTCGTGCAGCATGCGTCCAATGGATATCTTCCATAGAAGTGGAGTTCCTAGTGTGCTTCACGAAAGCTCTTATACCAACAATGCTGTTGATGGTCGTGTGAGCTTCCTACAAGGACCTAAGAAGAGCCGACGCTCTAACTCATCAGCCCCTGTGTATCTAAGTCGTCTGCTAACTGCACAGCAAACAGCAGAAAGAAACAGCTTAGACGCAATGGACGATGACCAAACGATCCACAACGCAGCAGCGGGTCAGGTAATTGAGCAAAGCATGATGGATGATGGTTTCATCTCAACACTAGATAATCACAGCCAGATCATGTCAACCGCAGCAATTAGTTATGGCGAGTTATGCTCATTTAACCCCCACGTAGATGGTATTACTCAAGTTATTAAACGTAAAGCTGGTGCTCCAATGCGTCACGGTCGTGATTCAAACCACTGGAACGGTGCTAACAATGAAACACTTATTGCTACAATCCTAAGTCACTCAGTGCCTGCGCTGATGCTAGATCTGATGCTATTAGGTGTAGAGTTTACAGCAACTAACAGTACAATAGATAGCGATTACGCAGTTGCCGTAACTGGTGCTAACAGTTTTGCTGAAGGTATCGACTTGCAGCCATATGTAACACGTTTCATTGACCGTTTGAAGTTTGAGATACTATCGGATATTTCGCGCCGTAACCGCATCTCATTTGGCATCCACATGCGCTGTGATGTGGTAGCAGACACAACCATAGATATCACGTTAGACGGCAATACAGAGCGTTTCACGATGCCTAGCTTCTGCGATGCATTAGCAACACCTGTATTTACCACACAACGTACCGATCTAGATAACGTTGCTAACGACATTATGTCAATTAGTAACAACCTAGAGGCCACGGCAGCAATGCACTACGACCATGGTCAATCGCCTATAGTAACCCCCTTTGACAATCAAGGAGTATAACCATGAGCCGCCTAATAAATCTTTATAAAACCATACTGACCTCGGCGGGTCTTGAGTCTGATGCGCAAGGACGTATCTATCAAAAGTTAGCAGGGGAGTCGATCCCCTGTACAGTAGGTGAGAAATCGCTATTGCTGCCAACCAAAGAAGTATTGAAAGATACGGACTGGACAAGCGCTATTGCATTTCATCCACTTAGTGAGAACGTGGCTCGTGGTGAGTCACCTATTATCAAGAAGCTTAAAGAGCTACTACTTACGCGTGCTACTCGTGTATTAGATGGTTTAGCGTTTCAACTGCTATCAATGGCGGCGAATACGCAAACGCATGAGAAGTTCTCACCGGCACAACTTGAATACCTGACGTACCTTAAAGATGCAGATGGTAAGATGGTAGATGCTTATCGCAAGATGATAGGTTCGGTGACCATTGATGGCAAGCACCGTTTGATTAACATGTACCTAAAACGCTCAGGTACACTTAACGGTACTAAGTACGCCCGTCTTTGTATTACCAGCTTACCAATACTGGATAAGTCTGATGAGAGTGAACGAACGCTATTTGGCCATAAGGTGAGAAAACGTGACTTTACCTCTATCCCTCAGTTATTTGAATACATCCTACCTGGTGTTAACGAAAACGCATACAGCTACGGTACGCATAACAAAACGGCACCTTTCTTCCATGCGCTAATGCTAAGCTACCTTAACATCGCTAAACAACTTAACCAGCGTGTTGAGATGTTTAAAGAGCATCTAGTAGATGTGGATGACTTGCTAATTGATGTAAGCTTTGAAGCTGAGATGGGTTGCCTATCAGACATGCGTGATGAGATTCCACCACTAGAAGGTAATCAGGGTGATGTTGAAAATAAAGCCCCAGACACTACAGCTAGCGTGGCTACGCCTGGTAATGCACCAGCATCAACACCTAAGCCAGTAGAATCTAAACCATCGGCTCCTGCTAAGTCAGGCGGTGCTCGTGAATGGAATACCATATCAGGAAACCGTGGTCATGGTAACGGCTACCAACCAGCAAACACTGGATGGAGTAATGCAGCGTATGCGCCACCACCAAGTGGTCGTGCTGCGGCAATGCAGAAACAACGCCAGGTTGCTTACAACAATTCACCTTGGAATCAGGGTCAGAATGCTGGATGGGGTAACCCGCAGCCACAGAACACAGGTTGGAACCAAGGTGGTTACAACGGTGGTGGCGTTTAAATAATAAAGACGGCATAAGTAGAGGGGTCAAACCCTCTACTTGTCTTTTTTTGCCGTCAGGCTGTCGATTTTTACATAGTAAACAGATAATATGTTAAACTCTATTAGCTAAATGCATAGACTTTAAACGTTCTATTTCTTCTATAGCAGGCATGATAACCGTGTTCTTGTCTTTATAGTCACTAGGGTGCTCATAGCCGTTTACACGCAGCATGATCCAATGGTACTTAGTGGCTACATCTAACTCTAACATAAGACCATAGAAGTCGGACTCCTGTCTATATACACGGTGTTCGTCAATCACAGCAGTTTGGGTCTTTTCATGATTACGTAGATGCTTTAAATGCGTTTCAATCATGATGCGAAAATCAGGGTCGTAGTAAACATCAGCGCCATTAGTTCGCTGTAGTTCATGAATTTTTAACGTCATCGAGCTTCTCCTAAACAACTTAACACCTACATTATCTTAGAGCAACAAATAACATAAGCCCTTTACATAGGATAATTAACCATGTCCAATAATAATACATCCGAATTACATCCGGAGTTAATGGGTCTAGGTAATAACTTAGATTCATTTGGTAAACATAACTCAGCCTCTCGTAGAAAGATGTTCTCATCTCACTTGAGTCAGGCATTGGTTATTGAGGGTTCGACCCCTAAGCGCATTCAGACAGGTGCTGAGCGCGAGCTTGGTAAATACACTAAAGCTATAAAGATGCCGGTTGATGCATCTATAATTAAAGTCATTCAGCGTTATCCTCGCCGACCAGGTGCTGATTCTATCAAAGAGAACCCAGCCACGGCTATTATTTACGAAGATGTCAATACACAGGAAGTTGATATCTTGATGGTTGAGAACTATTGTTCCGATCATAACACGTTTGGGTTTCAGTATTACTCCACACCAGCAATGGAGAAAATCTATCCAGGAATGCAGGTTCCTAAGGGTACAGTACTTGCTAAATCCAAGTCGCTTAAGGATGACGGTAACTATGCTTATGGCTTAGAAGCAAACGTTGCCTATATGTCTTTACCGGCTACCATTGAGGATGGTTTTATTATCAGTGAGTCTATGGCGGAAAGACTTACTACTACCATGACCGGTTCTCGCGTAGCTAGCTGGGGTAAGGAGTATTACCCGCTTAACTTATACGGTGATGAAAACAACTACAAGCCATTCCCAGACATTGGTGATAAAATACGTGAAGATGGGCTATTGTTCGCTCTGCGTAAATACGATCCAGCACTTGGGATGGTAGAGATGACACCTAGGGCGTTGATGACACCAGACTACACGTATGATAAACTAACGTATGTTTCACCTGCAGCGGGTGCGACGGTCTATGACGTCGTGGTCGATATGGATCACAACCTACCCTATAGCATCACGCCTGTAGGGATGAATGCACAGCCTGATAAGTACATGCGTCTGCGTGATCAGTTCTACGAATCTATTTACAATGAATATCGTCGTCTTGCCAAACATCGTGGTAAGGGTCTTCAATTGTCAGGTAGATTTACTAACTGGGTAACACAGGCCATTGCTAATAAGCCTAATGCTTCACCCCATAAGGTCACACGTAAGTATCGCTACACCCCACTTGACGATCGTCGCGTAGAAATTAAATATGCGAAGAAAGTAAAAGCTACTAAAGGGTTTAAGCTTACTGATAGTTCAGGAAGTAAGGGCGTTGTAGTAGAAGTGTGGTCAGATAGTCAAATGCCTGTGGGTCAAAATGGTCTACGTGCAGATGTTATCATGGATCCTATCTCGCCGGTTAAGCGTATTAACTTGTCTCAGCTATACGAGCAGTATGTTAATGCAACTAGCCATATGGTGACATGTGTAGTTAGAGATCTAATGGCTAATGGTGAGCATCAGCAGGCATGGGAGTATTTGAAAGAGTACTACAGTGTGGTATCACCGCCAATGATTCAAACTATCAACGAGGTGTTAAACAACGATCGCCGGATAGCTACGCATTTAGACATCATTGCTACTGAGGGTATTTATCTCTACCTTCCTGTAGATAGCATACACATTGGACCTAAATTAATCCAAGACCTCCGCACTAAGTTTCCAGTGGATATACAGCCGGTTACTTATTCGCCTGATGGTGTTAACCAGGTCACTACAATTGATCCTGTATTAATAGGGTCTAAGTACATGATGTTATTAGAAGCAGCGCCAGATAACTGGTCATCTGTATCTACCGCTAAACTACAGCATCATGGTTTACCTGCTAAAGCATCTAAGAGCGATCGCTATGGTTCACCTAACCGTGAACTACCTGTGCGTATCATGGGTGAGGATGAAGTTAGACTACTTAATGCTGCTCTAGGGTCTGACGTAACGGCTGATCTATTAGATCGCTCTGCATCCCCAACCACACAGAAAGCTATTATTCGTTCAATATTAAACTCCGATAAACCAAGCAATGTTGAAAGTAACGTTAATCGTCGCAAATTCCCAATGGATAACGCGCGACCATTGGTATACGTTAAACACTTATTAAGTTGCGCGGGTGTTAAATTTGTAAGAGGGACGTACGATCATGAGAAAGTTTAATGTAAGAGAATTACAAAAGCTTAGCTCTGAAGAAATGTGGGCGATGGACGACGAAGTATTTACTATTATCTTTGACGATGGTGAATTAGTTACCTCTACCCGTCCTACCATTCTAAGTCATTACTACTGGGAGATGCAACGTCATTTCCCAAATGCAACTATACTCAAGCGTCATCATATCGGCAACGGCCATTACACCCCTAAGCTCCATGAGGAAATCTTAAGTAATGTGTTGTTCGATACGTATTATGCGTTGAATGAAGTAGTTGACATCATGCTACTCAGTCGTATTGCTTATGAGATTACTAATAAGCTCTACAACGATGCGACTAATCAATTAGCTGGGTTTGTATCAACGGTAAGTATTTTAGATTACATTGAGATACACAACCACCCAATAACCGCAAAGGTTAGGGATGAATTTAGACCCAACGAACGGGCTATTGAGCGTGGCTATGAGCAGATTAAAGATCTACTGTATAAGAAAGAAGAAGAACTACCTAACAACAACGTTGCTGGGTTCTGTCATTCTAACGTCTTAAGTGTAGGTCAGATTGTTCAGTCGGTCGCTGCACGTGGGTTTGTAACAGATATTGATAGTCATATCCCACCTAACCCAATTCCAACTAGCTACACAGAAGGGATGAATACGCTACATGATTCGATGATTGAATCACGTTCAGGCTCCAAAGCATCGTTAGCACAGAAAGATCCACTGCAGACCACGCAGTATTATAACCGCCGTATGCAGTTGGGTTGTGCGATAATACAAAATCTTCATAAAGGGGATTGTGGAACAACGCGTACCGTGAAGTTCCGTGTATTGCCGCAAAGTGTCAAGGTGTTGGTAGGTAAGTATTACTACGACAGTGACAACGAGCTAAAAGTATTCATGGGTAATGAAGATCATCTGATCGGCGAGACGATTAAACTGCGTTCACCGCTGGCGTGTGAGCATCCAGACCCTTACGGTATATGTAGTAAGTGTATGGGTACGGTGGCGGCATCTGTTCCACCAGGTGCTAATCTAGGTCACGTAGCGGCGGTAGAACTATGTGCGGTTATCTCGCAAAGCGTACTCTCTATTAAACACTTAGAGGTAAGCTCCGTTGCCATTGAGATTAGTCTAGATGATCACCATCGTCGTTATCTGCGCCTCAATGCTAAAGGTGATAAGGTATTCATTAGAGATCAAGACCGTTACGACCGTATGGAGCTGGTGCTTAACCACAACGATGTTAAACATATTGGCGATATCAACACAATTGAAGATATTACTGATTTATCATCGAGCCGTATTTCATCGTGTCGTGATATTGTACTTAATGGGTATCGTGGAGATGAGTTTGAAGATGTGTTATTGTCTGTGTCATCAGGTAAGAACTATTCTTCATTATCAGGTGCAATGTTAAACTACCTAAAAGAACATGGTTGGTCTCTAAACGAGAAAGGGTTCTACGTATGTGACCTCAGCCATTGGGACTTCAATGAGCCTGCATTTATTCTTCCAATGAAACACATGAACATGTTGGAGTACATGGACGTTATTAAGACGTTCATTGAGTCATCAAGTTCTCAGGAAGATAAGAGTGCAAGCATGTCTAGCCGTACAACGAAGAAGCCTAAAGACGATAAGCGTAGCCGTATCGTTAATTGTGATTCAGTGTCACAGGCTTTGATGGACTTGCATGTGTTGGTGTCTGAGAAGTTGGGTGTTAACGTGGTGCATCTGGAAATTATCATCCTGTCAATTTTAGCACGCGACCCTGATCGTATGGATCACCGTCTGCCGCGTCCTCAAGATCAAAAGGTCTTTGGAACGTATAAGCAGAATATGGAACTTAGATCGTTAACAGGCCAGGCTGCATGGATGAACCAGGCGCAGATGATGATATCACCAACGTCGTTTGCTCTGACTAATCGACCTAAGCATCCAATGGATACGGTGTTCATGGGTAAATAAAACAATAAAGGAGGGCATCGTGCCAACTCAGTATTACGCACATGTGGATGTAAAAAGTCACCATGTACGGTTCCACACCATGATGCCAGAGTGTAAACGCGCCCTCTATGATTATTGCGAGCGGTTAATCGATTATGACCAAGGGTACGATCCTCGTACCCACAGTTACTATAAGATACCTAAGCGTGTCTTTGCCGCATCACCGCATGATCGTAGAGAGTTGCGTTTCCATATTAACCAGTATAAAGATATACTTACACACCTTAACGTAAAGGGAATCAAAACCGAACAATTATTAATTGAGCATTTTACTCCGGTAGAAGGTGATGATGTTACTAGTTTTGTAATAGATGACGACATTCAACCTTACGAGTACCAATTGCCAGTTATTGACCATTTCCTTACACCGGGTGTAAGTAAGATAACCAATGCGCCAACGGGTAGTGGTAAGATGCAACCATTAGACAGTCTAATTAAGATACCTGGTGGTTGGAAACGAATGGGAGATATACAGGTAGGAGATAAGATCACAGCACCTGACGGACACGACACTTTTGTAAATGGCGTATTCCCTCAAGGGAAAATGCAGATTTATAAGGTTACGTTTGCAGATGGTCGGTCAACTGAAGTTGGAGGTGAGCATCTTTGGAAGATGTTTATTGCTAACTACCATGATGTCGATAAGCGGTGGCGTATAGGTGATACCTTTGAAATGATGCGTGAACTTAAACGCTCACAACCTAGAGTGTATATACCGTTAATTCAACCTGAACAGGGTAGATACAAAGAACTACCCATTCATCCATGGACACTCGGCGCTATGTTGGGCGATGGTTGTTTTACTACTACTGTCCCTACGTTCACGACGACCTATGTGGATGTCTTCCATAAGCTGTCGACTTTATTACCAGAACACGTTACATTAAGTTGTGGTGCAAATGGGCGAACTATTGGCTTTGGAAACAGCCATGTGTTTAGAGATTACTTTAAACACTTAGGATTATGGGGTTGTCGTTCTGCTGATAAATTCATACCTAAGATGTATTTAGAAGCTTCTGTAGAGCAGCGTTACGCGTTACTTCAAGGTCTGATGGATACAGATGGGGGTATTGATGTCAATTCATCCATGGACTACTCAAGCGTATCTGAACAACTAGCCAAAGACGTTCAATACTTAGTCAGAAGTCTAGGAGGTATTGCAAAAATATCTAAACGTCAAACCTACTACACCTACAAGGGAGAAAAGAAACCTGGACAGCCTAGCTTCAGGGTTAACATTCGCCATCCTAAACCATCTTCACTCTTTACTGTACCACATAAGCTCGAAAGGGCTAATGATGATAATCAGTATTCTAAAGGATTGAAGTTAAAGGTTGTAAGTGTAGAACCATCCCGAATGGCTGAAGCACAGTGTATATCGGTTACACACAAAGATCATCTTTATGTGACTGATGATTTTGTGGTTACACACAACACCATGATGTCTTTATATTCCACATGGATGATAAAGAAAAGAACCATCTTGGTTGTGCCTGCTAAGTACATCACCGAAGGTAAATGGATTGGTGATATCACTAAGACATTAAATGTACCTAGGGAAAAGCTGTGTGTGGTGAAAGGATCTAAAGCCATGCGGACGCTTATCGATTTAGGATTAGCAGATGCCTTGGAATATGATTTTATCATTATATCAGCGACTACCATGTACAACTTCTACAAGGCGTATGAGGAAGGAAAGCTGGAGGAAGAAGGGTATAACTGCGACCCCGATGAATTGTACACGGTTACTAAAACAGGACTACGCGTAATAGATGAAGTACATGAGAACTTCCATCTCAACTTTACGCAGGATCTGTACGGTCATGTGGCTAAGACGATTTACATGTCGGCGACGTTAGTTTCTGATAATGCTTTCATTAATTCAATGTTAGAAGTTGCCTATCCTGTTGGCGAACGTATAACACCGGATTATGATGGCAAATATATCGCCTGTACAGCCCTCACATACCGTTGTAACAAGGTAGAGCTACTATCGCATAAGCGACGTAAGATGTACTCTCAGATGCTCTTTGAGGCGTCTATATTGAAGAAGAAGTTTCGTAGTGAAGCTTACGCTGAAATGATCTATGATATCGTGCTTAATGAATACATCAGTATCCGTGAGCCGGGGCAAAAGATGATGATCTTTGCTGATACCATAGAGATGTGTACCTATCTAACATCGTTTATAAAGCCACGTTTGACTGACTTAACTGTCAATAGGTTTGTGGGTGAGGATCCAGATGAGTATCTTTATGAATCTGATGTAATCATTACTACACCTAAGTCTGCAGGCACTGCGGTAGATATCAAAGGGCTTAAAGTTACCTTACTGACATCTGCAATTGGCTCACGTCAATTAAACGCGCAGATACTGGGTCGTTTGAGAAAGCTAAGAGGCTTTAAAGATAACGTACCACGTTTCTTTTACTTAGTTTGCGAAGATATAGATTCTCATGTTAAGTACCATGAAAGAAAACTTGCTACTTTCTCAGATAAAGTTAAAACTCACCGTACGCTGCAAACTGCGTATGTGCTATAAGGAGAGATCATGCCAACAACAGGTAGTAGTAATCGTCCCTATAAGACAACCTCAAAACAATTAAGTCCCAAGGTGCTAGCCATGCTTAACCGTAGACTTAGAAAGTTAAAGTAGACGTATCTAGGCTCGCCTCCTTTTGGGGGTGAGCCTATGACCTATAAGGAGTTTTTTATGTTGTATCATCTTGTTAATGGTGAGCAGGTTTCAGATCCTGAACCGTTCCCAGGTGAAGACATCTGTGTAATGATGATAGACAGTGACGTTTGCAAAATAGAAACCGTACCCTTTAATTCATTATTTACCATTGATAACTATAACGGCCTCTATACGGTTATAAAAGTAAATGAGGTAGCCGCTATCTCCCAGGTAGAAGGTATTGCTATACCTGATAAAATTTACGATGTGATGCAGTTAGATGATCTAGTTACTGTACTTTACATGTCGGGTAATGAAGTAAGGTATAGAAAACTAATTATAAGTGACTCTTATTCCGAATGTATGTTGCTTAAAGACGGGTTGGTGGCGCTAAACAACCAACCGTTTCCTACTTTAGAAACAGTAGATAGCGTTAGAGTATATAAGCGATTAAATCATGATGGCTTTACGTCACAAAGCTTTAAGTTATCTACTAAAGAACGAATCAGCGATAACCACCCATTGCGTCCACGTGGGATAAATTCAATCACGACCTATCAGGATGGTTATATAGTAGATGTTGAGTTTACTAATGGAATCAAGGCTTATAGAAGAGAATTGATTGTTTACCCTAACCATAAAACTAATAAAGTACATGCAAGTATGGAGGAGATGGTGTCGTGGCAGTCTGACTACATATATAAATCTAATTTAGCTTCTGTTAAGGCGCACGGTATGGCGGTGTTATTCACCTATGCAGATATAGATGCGAAAGGAAATATTAATACTAATTCATTTAGACTAGAATATGTCATAGAAGGTCAGGTATTTGTAAAAGAGTTTAATACAACAACGTCTTGACGGCATAGAGGAAGAGCTAGCGCTACGCTAGCTCTTCCTCGTTATGCGCTTTCTTTTTTTATTTAAATATCTTACCTAACAGCATCTTAATGGCAACCATCAGGATGTTGTTAATTAAATAGCCACTGAAGTGATGAGACATCTCGTCTTTCTTCAGCCATTTCAAATAAATATTGTCAATGGCCTCGCCATCGTATTCTAACACTAAATGACCAATGTAATCTTTCTCGGTCAAACATCGCCAGAACTTAGCCTTAAACAACAATATACCTGTCCAGAACTTCCAATAGCTCTCCCCACAGACGTACCACCATACAGTAACTGCAAAATCATCACAGTCACCACGATAGTGTCCGGATTCATCCATCTCTAATATACGCCAACTGTCAACCTTAGAGTCGTATTTGTATTTAAAACGATTAATAAGGTTTTGAATTTTACGTTGCGCTTCTTCACTAATACGCGGCATGTGTGTTTCCTCGTTATAATAATTCTAATGTTAATTCAACATAGATACCCGGTCTATGACTAGGTATCTGACGTATCCATTTTAATTCAGGTGTTCTTAACATCGTTCCCAAAGTAATAGGGTCTTCTGTTAACAACTCTTTAATTAAGGTGCTTATATAGAACTGATCACGTATAACAATCCAACGTTTAACGTGTAGCTCTATCATAGAACTTAGTTTACCTATAGGGTCGGTTACTAGTTCATCTTTTTCAAAAAACTGACGGTGGGTGCGTACTTCTTTAGCACCCTTTAACTCATAATCGAGTTTAATTTTCATTTATCTATTCCAATTACCAACTTAACGATGCAGTACCACTATCCTTGCTACTCGATGCTACGAGTGGGACGACATCACCCTCAGTTAATGATTCCATATTAACTTCTAAAGTTTCACCCATGAGACGGTCTACTTCCGCTTTTGACCATTTCATTATGTCAAGATTACGTGTACTTAAATTTTGCTTATCACCCGTATCTAAAAGAATATTGATAACGTAAGTTTGCGTATCCTGCCCAAGACGATCAACCCGACTCACTGCTTGATTTTTCTCATAATCTCTAAATGGATTGTTAAGAAACACCACCGTATTAGCACTGATGACTGGGATGGCGGTGGATAGGGATTTAAGTGTAGCTACCAGGGGATTGACTTTAGAGTCATTGTCAAACCTTTCCATGATGTTAACAATGTTCTTGTTGGTATCACCGTATACGATAGCGGGTTTATAAGTCGGCTTTAAATGTTCGACAGCAATATCTACGACTTCGACAAAACTAGAAAAGATAAGTACTTTCTTCTTACTTGCTTTAATTATACCATCGTAGTCAACAACCTTGGCAATCTCTTTAAAACACTCTATACGTCTTCTACCTAAAACCCGACCTAGCGCCTCACCACGAATTACCAACTCCACATACTTCACCACCCCTTTCACCCGTTTAAATTCTTTACGATTTTCAGCAGATAATCTAGGATATATAACACTATCTTCGTAAGCGTTGACGTCCCTTATCAATTCAGCTAAAGGGCGATAGTCACTGGTGGATTTTAATACGTCTATCTTTTGAAGATAATTATTAAAGTCGCTACGTTCACCATCCCGAAGTGTTTGTTCAAACACAGTCAAAACCTTCTCAAAATCCTGAAGGTACGAGTTGTAATGTTCCTTATAGAAGGCAAGTCGTTCGGTAATGAATTCTAACATTTCCTGTTTGACGTGCTCCAACGTAAAACGATCAGAATCCTTTACTTGAACTTTGATATCTTCTTCAATCGGATCATCAGTTCTGACTACAGTCTTATCAACATTGAATACACTCTTACCTATTCTTCTGGCAAGTATGTCATTAGCTCTTGATGAACTTACACCAAAGATACCTTTGAATCGCTTCTCGACCTCTGGTGTAAACAAGGGATCACAGGCTCGTAAGAAACTAACCATCTCCGTCGCTAGTGCCTTAAATGGCGTGCCTGACGACCAGAGTATATGCCGACATGCAGTCTGCCTGCATAACTCAATAAAGGACAACGTCCGCGCCGAAGTAACTTCATTGAAATGATGGCTCTCGTCAAGGTCAATGAATACGTCTTTTCGCTTGAAAATGTCGACATTATTTAACAGGACGGGTAGTGCCTCGTAGTGACAGATATAGTAATCCATACCTTTGGGTGGTGGTGTGCCTGAATCGGACAACCAGCATTCCTTATCACCCTTAACGTATTTTTCAATGTTATCTAACCATACCTCACGTATCGCGTTTTTAGGACAGACTATTATCATCGTGTCTAACTCCAACAACCCATGGAGTAAAAGACCTGAGAATGTCTTACCCGACCCAGGTGGAGATGCCAAGTAGTAGCCGTTAAGACCCATCTTAACGGTATTGATGGCATAGCTCTCAATGAAGCTACTTTGATGGTCAAGCGGTTTAAGATTGAAGTTTCTAAGACGTCTGTAATTAACAACATCACCCACCTCCACCTCTCTACCAAGCCAGGTGTTTTCTTTAAGTAATTCCATTATCTTTAGAATAACACCCCTTGACAGATAAGTCTTACTTTGCTCAGATAGTATATCAAGAGCATTGTAATACTCATAGGCAAAGAACGAATCTAGACTTACTTCCGCTGCGCCTTGACTAATAAAAAGATTATTAGGAATTCTAACACTATTCCACATATTCTTCATATCTGAAACAACGGCTCTAGTTTTAATCCCGGAGACCGTTATCACCCCATCCTTTTCTTCCACACTAATGTGGCCTATAAGTCTCTGTAAAATACTTATCATGCCCGTATAACCTATTGTATAAAATCTAAACCCTGAAGCTCTTCTGTTTGAATATTGCTCTGGTGAAACTTACTTAAGAATAACGAAAGAAAGGCACTACCTGTAGCAGATGCAAGTAACGACAACGCTTTATCGTTATCAGCAATAGCATCACCCATACACACTTTACAATAGTCGGTGAAAGGTACTTTACACGCCATGGGACTTCTAAGTGTAAGTGTCTTACCGATGCTTGCTTTTAATGCAGCTTCACTTAAGGGTTTATCAGGTGCTGATACCAGACGACGACCCACAAACGCTTTGTAGTTCATGTTGGTAATAGCCATTGGCATGCCTACTTTATCCTTACAGTCGTCTTGAGAGATAAAGCTATTTTGGAATACACGAGTGATAGTTTTAACAGCCTCACCACCTAGCGCCGTCTGTGTAGAACGCGCGTAAGAGCCATCACGCAATGAGTTGATTAATGCAGGGAGATCTTCAACGTTCCACCCATCTTGCAGCGAGCGAGGGATAACGTCGATCTTAGATGGGTCTTCAAACGAGGACTCACCACCATGCATTATATACGCCTGCTTACGAGTAACGTTAAATGCTTTAGCTGACTTATAGAAGCCTGACGATGGATCATCTTTGATATACTCGCGGTCCATGTCAATGAGTTCTTTCTCAATCTTAGCAATAACTGCGGGGTTATCTAACTCATCTTTGTGTTGCTTAAGCAATTCGTCACGACGTTTAACAATTGCCGGGCTTGTGGTGATAGATTTCTCAGAAGCAGACGGCACCCACAGTGATGTTAACGATGAAAGAAAGTACAGCTGTTTGAAATAGACAGAGACTTGTTCAGGTGTGATGATATCATCTTTAAGCGCTACTGCTACCTGGTCTCCTACCTTACCTGCTTTAACTTCTTCGTTGATATAAGGAATTACATCCCCAAAGGGATACGACAATAGCATAGCGTTGGCTAGCAGTCGACCTACTGTTGTTTCTGTCTTACCCTTAATGTTTTTAAGGGTATCCTTTTCAACAGTTATTACATCACTTGCTGTGAATAAAGGTTGATCTTCTTTATAGCCAACTACAGGTCCAGCGATGCTACCTTGTTCGTCGATGTAGTGTAATTCACCTTCCACATCTAATAACATACCAACGTATTGAGATTCACGTGGTTTAGGTGAGAAGATGCCAAATACACTTAAATGCCAGTGTTTTTGTATAAAGGCATTGTGCTTGATAGCAAACGCTAAATAAGTGTTTTTATCTATACTCATTGTATACGTCCCGGATAGATAGTTTGATTAAGTTCACGCATGATTGCGGCGGCTAACACCTCGTCACCAATTTCGGTATTGACAAGTAATTGTGTCGTCTCTTGAAGTAGATGATCTTCAACATCGCTAATCAAGACACAGCCATAGATAAGTGCGGCGAGAGGAACAATAGCTTTAGATTCTATTAGAGTATCTACGGTGCTATTGGCATGTAGCCAGAGTGTGTCTAAAGGCAGACCGTAATCGATGCCGCGTTCTAACATGCCGCGTAATGGGTTAGCTGGATAAGTCGCTATAGGGTGGATCTCATAGCGCTGTTTAGCGCGTTCTTTAGTAGCAGTAGTATTTACGATTAAGTTATCAATCTTACCATTGGCTATCTCTACCAAACGATCCATTAACGCTTCATCAACATGCGTTACTGCTTGCGTTACCGTCGACCAGGTAACTACATCACCCTGAGTACTTACAGACTCTACCAGCATGGCTAGAGCTTCTATGTTATCTTCACTTCCCGTCAATGTGTCGATAATCATTTGCGCATCTTCAATTTGAGGAAGTAACCACAACGTTTCCAAAATAGCAAGGTAAGTAAAAGAATCTGGTGACTGTTCATCATCTACCACCACACCATGGCTGGCTAGTAGGTTGATCAGATACTCGTTATACATCAACGTCACTTCATCAATGATGTACGTATTCGTCTGTGTGTTGTTTGCCAGTACAAACGCATCGATGGTTTCAACAAAACCGACCACTTGCATGTCGAAGAATAACTGATTGCATCCTATATAGAATGCCTGACGCGGTTCAGGTAGGGTGGATGTCAGGGCATCGGCGTCGGTTATATACATGGTATCTACCTTATGTAATGGTTGCTACGTTAATTAATACAGCGTCTTGTAATTATACAAGACGTGTTATTCATATTTTATCAGACAGGAATATAAATAAAATGGCCAAGTCCCCAAAGAACCAACGTAAAAATAAAGCACCAGCGAAGTCTACTGCAAAGAAAACGGACGCGTGGGCTGAGTTAAGATCACTAAGTGGTGCAGCGTCAACTATGCTGGCAGCGGCTACTCAAGTATCTCAATTATTTAAAAATCCAGATGCGCTTCGTAAGGTACAGGATAAACAAAAGCTTAACGCGCTAGGTCGCGTTCTGCTCAACGACCTTACTAACTTCAATACACGTCTTACTGCCATTCGCGATAGACATATTAACCGCGAAGCTCCAAAAGATGAGATGGAAGCAAACTTCATTGCAATTGATATTGGTCAAGACTACCAACAGTGGATGGAGGATTATAACACCGTTGTACCTATTACCACGGCACAGATTTTAGAACTCACCGAAGGGCGTTCGGTAGAGGAAGTCGAAGAAAACGCTAATCAGGCTCGTGTTGAGATTGAGAAGCAGAAAAAACAACCAGCGGTCAAACAACGTCGCTTAGGTGCTACAGCCACACCTAAGAAAACGTTAGACCTGATGGCAATGGCTAAAGGAGGTAGAAAGTAATGAGTCATGACGAACAAGATCCTCGTAACGTAGATCACAATGAGCAACCAAGAACACGAGTAACTGACCACTACGACCAACATGAGTTAGGTCAGGCTGAAGAACCAGAAGAAACGATAAAGCCCACCTTTACACAAACAGGCGATTATAGTACGCCGTTAGATGAGTCTAAGAATACCGATGTTCCACTGGCTCTTCCCAGCGCCAACATGTCTAATATGTTTGATGTCTTATCTGACATGGCAAAGGTGTCTGTATCATCTGACTCAGCGCAGTTATGGAAAGATACGCTAGAGCTTAGTCTAGGTGAAGACATCATGCCTTACTCTAAAATGTTTGCTAAGCCTTTCTTTGAAGAGAGATTAGCATCTGAGGGCAGTGATTTTAGACAATACGTTGATAGCGACTCTGGGCGTTTGTCTGCTGTTAAGCCTAGGATTGGCAAAACAAACCCAGGCGGTACCATTAGTGGTGAAGCGGCTTTATTGAAAGTTAACGCTATGTTAACTATGGGTACGTCGGTTCAGATACCTTTGTGGCATTCTGGTATGTGGGTCAGTATCAAAGCTCCCTCAGAAGGCGCTCTAATTGAGTTAGACGAACGTATTGCTCTTGAGAAAGGAAAACTAGGTAGGAGTACACGCGGTACCGCTTTTAGCCACTCAGGCGTTTATATACGCGGTCACCTATTTAACTTTATTATCGATCACATCTACGATTGTAATGTTAAAGACTGGAATGAGCAAATGTTACGCGAGAATATCTTAGTAACAGACTACTCATTGTTAATATGGGGGCTAAGTTGTGCAGTCTTCCCTAAAGGTTATCCGTTTACTCGTGCCTGTATGTCGGACATTAGCGAGTGTCAACACGTCATTAAAGAAACGTTAAACATTCCTAAGCTATTATGGACTGATAACAGTGTACTTAGTGAGAAACAACGTACTCATATGGCGCAGCGTAGTAGTAAGGTAACGCTGGAACGTGTTAAGTGGTATCAGGAAGAGTTTACACATCCTAATGCAAAAGCACTTCGTATAAATGCAGCGGTAAGTATGGATCTTCGTGTGCCTACTATGCTTGAGACTATCTCATCAGGTGTGCGTTGGGCAGAAGACATCGAACGCATGACTGAAGAAGGGTTAGGTAAAGACATCAAATATGAGAAACGTGCTCGCTATATGCAAGAACAGAGTAAGTTGATCATGTTACGTCGTTACTCACATTGGGTAGGTCGTTTTGTGATAGGCGAGGGTGATGATGCTGCTGTTGTAGCAGGAAACGATCGTGAAACTATCGATAAGCTTTGTGAACAACTGTCTGCAGATACGGATACTATCAAGACATTCAGAAACCACATGCAAACTTTCATTGACAACGCAGCCTTTAGCATTGTAGGTATTCCTACTTACACATGCCCATCGTGCGGTGGTGAACAGAAAGATGCGCATGGTCGTTCGCCTTATCTAATTCCACTTGAGATTGAACAGCTTTTTATTATCCTCGTAGCGTTCAAACGGAGCAAGAGGATAAACGAGCGCAGCGAGGTAGATTAATCTCTCCTCGTTTTGGGCTTGAGCGTGAACAAAACGCTAACTCACCGTTAAACCAAGCAATGATGACGTTACCTGTCTTAGATAGTATTGGGGCCCAGATAGCGTTAACAGAGGCTTACGATCACACTTACGGTATCTTCAACTATGATGGCATCGATTATAATCCTTTAAGTATTGTAGCCATGCATCCGGTAGAGGATACCCTTAAAGTGGGGTTGAAACCTTTCATGATTAAACGTTTTAGGATGTATGACATTCACAAACGTTATGGCTTGTCGTTAACGGAGCTTCTTGCCTTACCTCGTGATACGGTTACTGATATATTTGATGATGCTGCTAAAGCCATTGCTGAAGAAGAAGAGCAGATGCAGGAGATTCAAAATGAAATGCGTGAAGCTATTAACGAGCAGAAGGCAGCTAAGCGTAAAACCATGCGAGCTCAGAAACAAAAGAAAGTAAAGAAGGCTGGGAAGTAATTCCTGGCCTTATGCCGTTTCGTCTATAATTACGTCGTGGTGTAACTATATAGAGGTAAAAGGTGAGATAATAAAACAATGATATTAGAATTTGTACATGCAGATTTATTTCAATTAGAAGCAGACACCATAGTCTGTCCTGTGAACTGTGACGGGACCATGGGGAATGGATTAGCGTTAGCGTTTAAATTCAAATACCCAGATGATCTGTTTAATCAATACCACTACTTGTGTGGCGAGCGTAAACTCAACCCAGGTCATAGTTGGCTTTATCGTCATCCATATAAAAACGTATTGTGCTTTGCAACTAAAGACAGATGGCGTAATGACTCTAAGTTAGAATGGATATCTAGAGGACTTTATGCATGTTTGGATAATCTCCCACGTTTAGGTGTGAGACATATCGGCTTTCCTTTATTAGGATGTGGTAAGGGTAATTTAAACAAACATGATGTGATTGAGTTATTTAGAGAGGTCTTTGATCCTGATATGGTAGAAGGGGTCGATTTAAAAGTCACGGTATGTTTATGATCAATTAACAGAATATAAGGAGCACGCTGTGTCTATTTTAAACCCAGCTGTAGCGGCAAGGATGGTAGAGATCATCGAATTAGATACTATTATGGTCTCTGTGGAACGCCTGACGTTAGACGTTGAGGGTTTCTTTAAAACCATTACCGATCACTTCGATCGATTAGTTCTATTAGATAGAACGGTTACTGCTTTAGAAGAAAACAATGAAACAACTGTATCGGCAGAACACTTAGAGTATTTTCGCTCACTAGGTATAACCGAAGAGACAGTGAGTGTTGAAAGTATACGTAATCAAGTTAAATCCCTTTGGAAAGGTATCGTTAAATACATTGTGGAGGGGATGAAGAAAGTAAAACTTTGGGCTAAGAAAATAGCACTGGCTATACCTAACTTGCGTAAGTTAATCGAATCTGTCAGTAAACTAGACCGTGATCGCCGCTACAACGAAGTCGTGTCTTTACGTGATGAATTAAACTACCTAGGTGGTGATACTATCACTCGTGATCAATTGTTAAAAGACTTTAACAATACCGTTGTCATTATGCGTGATTGTTTTGAAGTGGATTTCCCATCTGTACTTAGCAGCGTTGAGAATACCTCTAATATCCTTAAGAACATTCCCATTGTTTTCAATAAAGGCATTGGTGAGTACGGTGACGCGGGGTATAGTGAATTAAGAGACATGATTAAATCGCTATGGACTACGTGTCATATTGCACCTGACGTAGGTGAATCTAATCCACCTAATGGGATCTGGCACGAGTCGCTTAAAATACGCGGGATTACCAGCGATAGCCATTTAACTTTTTCCCCTAGAGCTGTTCCAGTAGTAGGAGGTCGTTATCCCTTAATGCGTTACCCACGTTTTAATAAGGAGCCAGCTCACGCCGCAATGTTGAAAAACCTCCCTACAGTGATCAACTACTCGCGTCTAGGTACAGCGCATCTGTCAAGTACGCATGTAGATGTCTATAGTAAGACAGCTAATACTTCAGGTGACGCTGCGGAGATAGATGCGCTCACCGGCGATCAAGTAACTGAGGTGTGTAGAAACTGCCTAGCGATATTGGACTCATTTGAAATCTACTACGAGCAGTTTGATGAGATTGAGAAATGTAAAGAAGATCTCATTAGAACAGGTAATAAAGCGATAGGTATTATTACTGATGAAGAAGATGAAACGCGTCAGTCTGTTTCTGAGTTCATTAGGAACGTAGTGAGATTTCAAGCCGTGAGATTAGACAAACCGTATGTATCACTTATAGGTCATGGTGTAAGATCCATGTATGCTCTAATGTCATACTGTCAAAAATCATTAGCCTAGTTTTAATCTACCGGAGTACTATTATGGAAGCATTTCTATATCCTATTTTGTTTGCTATCAGTAAGAAACTTATCGCAGCAGCGTTAGTGTTGATCTTTTGGTTTACGTCTTTACGTATTGCAGATAAATTATTGGACATCAGGTTCAAAGAAGAGTGGGACTTGATCGAAGATGACAAAGCAAAGGTGAGTTATTGGAATACGCGGATGATTGCGTTTGCCATTATGTTACTGGGATGCTTTGCCCTAGTATAGGAGGTCATCATGCGTTATTTGACCATTATACTTGTTATCCTTCTATGGGGGTGTGGGGAATCTATCCCACCCCCTGATACAGATAAGACCGAACCTTTACCTGTGGAGATAGTTGAAGAGGTAGAGGTTGTTGAAGTCGAAGAGCCTGTTGAAGAACCCGATCCTATTGCGGAAGAAAAGGATGAGATTAAAGAGAACACGTACCAAGTAGTAGATGCCAGCAAGTTAAAAGGCTTGCAATCTATTAAATACGATCTTTTCTTTAAATCAGCCATGAGTTGGCATATGCCTCAGATAGACTGGCGTTGGCTCAAAGCTCAATGTTGGCAGGAAAGTCGTTTTAATCCTAAAGCGGTTAGTCCGGTCGGGGCTGGCGGTGTGTGTCAGTTCATGCCAGGGACATTTGACGGGGTTCCCGAATCTGTTAAACAGGGTAGGGATGTGTGGGATGCACGTACTAACATCGAAGCTGGTGCGTGGTATATGAATACCCGCTATAACTTCTGGACGTCACCCCGCCCTCAGTTAGACAGGATATGGTTAGCCCAGGCGTGTTATAATGCTGGTTGTGGTCATGTACTTAATGCACAAAAAGCATGTGGCAATCCAAGCGGTTACAATGACATTATCAAGTGCTTACCGCAAATAACCGGTAAGCACTCTAAAGAGACTATTAGTTATGTAATATTAATTGATGGTTTTAGAAAGGAATTAGGGGTGCCTGACCCTATCAGTTATTAGGAGGCTTCGGCCTCCTTTTATGCCGTCAGAGAAAACATTATCTCTTAATTACATAGACAGTGATAAGTGATTACAAAGTAGAATAACATGATTAAAGATACTATCAACGCATTCATACAAGACTATAAACAGCTGATGGATGTGCAAGATAAGACGCTTAGGCATTCTAAGCGTCTAGTAGAAGCTATTAGCAGACACCCGGTGGAAATACAAAGTACATTGGAACTTATCAATTCAGGGGATTGTGGATTAGCGGCGCTAGCTATAGGCATACGTCTAAAGCGTGCAGGTTACAATGTATCGTTCTTTGAAAACTCACAACACGCCTATTTTGGCGTAGATGGTTATTACTACGACACGCTTATACCAGAAGGAACTGACGACCATAAAAAGATGTATGGCTACACCGTAGATAAGCCCGTTAAAGAACAAACCGTTAAGCAAATGCATATGTCCTTTATGCCATACGACAGCATAGGTGAGGGTATTGCTAATTACTTTTTAGTTAAACATACACAGATGCGCTATCCGTATAAGAGTCTAGATGCTAGCGTGCAAACACGTGTTATAGATGGGCGCATTAAAGAGTACCCTGTAGTCTGATAGTATGATTGAGTTTAAACCAACCAAGTCGTGTACGAATAAATGACTTATTGTCTATTCTATGCACAACTTCATCCATCCCATCTAACAAGGTGAAAGAAATATGACTGACCAAAAAACTAAGCGCCAATCATCACGCCGTGGCGCTGCTAAGAAGACAACGGCAGCTCCTGCTCCATCTAAAGCAGAACAAGAAAAGGTAGAGGCTGCTAAAGAAGCAGAAGCAAAACAACAGCAAGCTGACGACAAGCCAGTCGATCCGGCGGTAGTTGAAGGTTCTACGGAAGTTCAAGGTGCGCAAACACCAGAGACTGGTGAGGGTGAAGAATCTGACGGCGCTGATAAAGGCGAGACTCAACCTGAAGCATCTCAGGATGACCAAGCTAAAGATCAACAGTCTGAAGACAAAGCTGAAGAAAAAGCTAGCTTTACCATGCCTGAAGGTCTGTCAGCGCAAGCAGAAGGCGCTGTAGCGGCTGTTGCTACCTATGCTGAGAAAATGGCTAAAGGTCGACCAATGTCGGCACTAGAAGGCTCTCAGCAGCAATTGCTTCTATACCGTGCTATCCAGCGCATCTTAACCTTGGACGGTAAAGAACTATACGCCAGCCTTAACAGCGTACTTGCTATCATCAACGAAAACCGTGATAGCGCGTTCCACGAAAAACGTTTATATCGCTTCATTGACCAAGTTAAACTTTCTGGTCAAGATCGTAAGTGTTTTGAGCGTCTACTTAACCTTTTCATTACGGTATGCGACCCAGCCACCCGTGAACAAGCGCTTAAGCAGACTGACCTTGAACTGGTTGCCTCTACACTTCGTAACGGCGAAAAAGAGCAGAAGTTGATTGCTTTCTTTGGGAAGTAATTAACCTTTGCGCACATGCGCCCCACTCCACGGCCAGTCCCTCCAGGCTGGTCGTGGTTTTATGCCGTCTAGATGATAGTAAAAGTTTATAGACCTATATTACTATTGTGACTCAATGCCCTTATTGAGTAGCGCTAAATAACTAATATAAGAGAATTAACTAATGAAAAACAAACTAGACGTTTTAAATCAATACCACAATAACTACTGGGTTAAATATAAAATTGGCCAGGCGTTAATTGATGCTGGTGAAGTCCATTCCATGGTACATACACGTCTTGAAGGTTTACGCTCTATTTTCCAAAGTATAGGTCACCCATACGCTACCCTAGCCGTTGCTTTCTTTGACCGCTATACTTGTATCCTTAAACGTGGGTTAATCGAGTTAGGTAATCAGCCTGGCGCTGTCAGTGAACGCGCAGGTTATATGTCTGATATTGAACAGCAATTAATTGATCGCATCGTCCAAGCAGTGGATGAGGGGATTGGCGAGCAGCAAGCATGTGAATCTATTATCCATGCATTATCTTTTAATCAATAAATCGAAGGACTGTTAATGGATAACCACATAGTTGACATTACGGGAAAAAACCATAACCCCGATGAGGTAAGTAACGTCGGTAGAAAGAAAGAGCTGGCAATGGACCTAGGATCACTTCACGATAACCTAGCCAGTCCGGTTCCGTTCTTTATCCATTGCGTCTATGAAAGATCCATCGATAAGAAAACTACCAAGCCCTTTAAGCTTTCAGCTTTAGACTGTCTGGATATAGCAGCTTTAATGAAAGACAAAACCGATCTCACTGATAAAGAGTTGTTATCATTTGTAAAAGGTGTAATAGGGCTTTATAATTCTGACTTTACGTCCCTGATGCTAACAATAGGCTATGGGTGGGTTGAAGGTAGAGAACTCGTTATTGATACCTTCAATAGCTATTATGAGATAACAGGTGCTGATCTTATACCTAATACCGGAGAAACCCTGGTTTTTGGTAGTTGGGATATACCTGATGATGCTATTACGGTAATCATCCCACTAGACTAATAACCTTTTTGTAACCATGTGTATATATTTGAGGAATCTATAATATGCCATCAGCAAAAGAAGTAGTAGAACGCGCTAAGCGTTGGAGAAATGCCACTGTCGTCTTTGATGACGATAATTTTAGCGTGGTAGAAGGTGAGTATCGTCACGATGACGGTAACTGGTCTAAGACAATGGGCGTACGGTGGAACGGCGAGGCCGATGGTCCTGGATATCCAAAGTTATTTGGAAACGGTGTATTCATGGTTGTCCCCGATTGGATGGCACCTGCCATTAAAGAAGCTTGTGTTGAATACATCTTCACTAGTGTAAAAGATACAAATTAAAGTAACGCATAAAAACCCTACCTCTACCCGCGATAGGTAGAGGTAGGCTATGCCCTTTCTTTTTTTATCTGTTTACAGGATGTTCAATCCCTTTCTCTTTGGTAAATTCAGCAAGTAGCGTATTCATACTCGGCATGGATAACACTTCCCTACACACCTCTACTGCATTAGTCTGAGCAGCCGTCATGTTAATAGCAGCACGTCTATATACATCTTCACTCTTACCTTGTATACGACAAAACTCTAAGATAGTAGTCTCACGTGAGGCGTTAGTAATGATGCCGATGTTTGGATAACCTGCTGCAACGTCTAAGTCAGATACTGCAACAGATAACCCTGTTTCAATGGACGGGTCTTCTTCTATAAGGTTAAGACCACGCTTGTGAATCAAATGACTAGGTAGGGTACAGATCCATCCTTGTAGTGAGGGTAGTAGATGATCTACCTCAGCTACCATCTCATTACTCGTTGAACCCATTACCTTGTTCTCTTCTTCTTCACAGACGAAATGTAAATCATCAGCCAAACGTCTAGGAGTAGAAGGAAACTTAATAATATCAGAGTGACCTAGCAAGATGCGCATCTTCTTAATATCAGTCTGGTCCTCATCTAGCAACTCAACGGCAATGCAGTCAAAGGCGTTATAGATAAGGTATTCAGCAGGGTAGTTAGTCTGCATGAATTGATGCCATTCTAAACCTTTGTATGCATCAGCTTCTTCAAACTTCAATTTAGATAAGTTCAGATGCCTACCTAAGATAGCATCTAAGCTATAAGATGGTTGTTGGGCTTCGGTTACACGTAGTTTCTTATAAAGACACATAGAGTCAATAAAGTAAAAGCTAGCAGGTGCTATGACGCTATGCCATAAATCTGCAACGTGCTGCGAGTAGGTCTTACCATCCGCCTTGGTCTTCTGTAATTGCCCTTCTTTATACTTAAAGTATTTGTACTCAGGTGGGATCTTAGGATCACTGAAGACGTATGCAGGATCTTGATTGTGACGCTTGCACGACTCTATCATCTTTGGAATATCAAAGTTCATGTTCCATATTAAGATAAAATCAGGACGCCACGCATGTGCCCTATCTAATAGCGCTTTTGTTACACCAAAGTCATTATCAACAACTTCAATTTCTAACTTGATGTTGCGTTCTTTCTTATACTTTTCCAAATAAAGATCAAACAACCCATCCACGATAGAAACCGCATCTCCTTGTATTCTGTCAGCGAAGCGTTTAGTTACTGCAATGAACACTTTATCTTTCATGGTTAATGAACCAGATATAATAGGCTGTTCGTAAGGTTTGCGCTCTGCCTGCAAGCTAACAATTTCATCACGTGCTAGTTTTAACTGCTCGCTGATACGCTTGGCTTGTTTAGCCCCTTTCTTATCTTTATTAGCTTCTTCAAGCTGCATACGCATGAAATCCATACGACGCTGTACTTCACCTATCTTATCGTCATACTTAAGACACATGGCTTTATCATCTGGATGTAGATGATCAAAAACAGTATTGGTTTCTAAATCCAGTACCGCGTTGTCAGCGTCATAACGTGCATCGTTATACTCCGGGTAGTCTTTCATGTATTTGTGTTTTACTAACACAGTAGGCATGATATCCGTACCGTAAACATACGGACTTTGGTTCAACATACCCAAATGTCCCATACCTGGCGTTCTACCCAACGCCATCGCGACTTTATCAGCTAGCAGTACTTGAGTAGACTCATAGCGCTGGACACGGTTACGTTCTTCCCATTCTTTTTTCTCGTGATGCGTCTGATAGCCCTCTCGTGTAATATAGAAGGCTTTCTTTACATTAATCTTCGGTACCATGCGCGATATGCGTCTGCCATCTTTTAAATGTACACGTTCTTTTACTAACACCAAGTCATCGCGACGTGTATGTTGATTGACAAAATAATTAGCGTGAATACATTCAATTCCAGCAATATCGTCTTTTGTTATACCCATGGGTGAAGGCTCCTTAATTAACACGGCTATACTATTTCTATGACGTGTTATTAATAAAATATAGGATTGACCGTGAGAAAAGCATTATTAGATAATTTATTAAACGAGCAATCTAACGTTGCCGTTGAGTCCCCATCTAAGGGCGAAGTATTGTCACTACTATCAGAGGCAGCATTCACCAATGCAGAAGTTGCATATATGGGTGTGGAAGATAGCCAGTTTGATATTGAGAGGCTAGTAGATATCGCTGTAGGTCTTGAATCCATTAATGAGTCTCTCCCTGTAAATGAGATTGACGATGTGGTGTTGGCGGGTGTAAACGCCGTAGTGGGCGAGGTTGGTCTAGAGGCCAAGAATGTAGTAGAGGATATAAAAGAAACCATACGCCGAGTTTGGCAGGCTATGTACCGGGCGGTGCAACATGCAATGCGTCAGGTACGGGCCTGGTTGCGTAAAGTTTTTGATAGCACCAAGAAATTCAAAGAACGTGTTGAGTATACAAGACGTAACTTAGAAACTTTGGGTGAGGTGAAGGATGATAAGCCTATAACCGCGCCAGTAATATCTGCAGCCTTGGATATAGAAGGTAACGTAGATTTAAATCTAATCAAAGAGCGTATGGCGGGTGTTACTCCACTATTTAATACCAAAATGGTTGGAAGTATTGAAGCTATTACCGTCATGGTTGAAGGTCTAGCAGACATTGACGTTAAGAATACGGTTTTTGATAGAAAAACCGTAACCAATTCAGCGTATGAAATATTGAATAAAATACATCAAGTTATAGGTGTAATCGTTCTCAGTAAAAAGAAACTACCTGTTAAAGACTTAATCGTTAATCAGCTTTTCCCTTATCGACCCGTCGTCCAGGGTTTTATGGAGTTCTTTGCTAGCCCTACCCAGATACACAGTACTGAAACATTACCGGGAAATAAAGCAGTATATGTTTTATCCAGTGATGGGTTGCGTGATAACGAACGTATTCAGATTAAGGTAGGTGATTTAGGTGCTATGGCGAGGTTGGGTAGTTTATCTTTAATTAATCCTAAGTTTAAAATTAAAGAAAATAAACTTCCTGTTCTAACCAAAGCCGCCATGGTAGATGCCTGTGATTATGTCACGACGCTTGTAGATAATATCATTTATTTTAATGATTATTATAATAAACGTTCAATCAAAAGTATAGAAAGTATGTTTGACGCGGTAGATAAGCTTGAACGTGATATCTACGATGATATAGATAAGGATGATCACGACAAGTCATCAGAAGCGTGGTTAATGTTTAATGCTATTTCAAGTATGAGCCAAGTTGTCAATAAGATGAGTAGCGGTTTAGTGCTTGATGTGGTACGCCATAGTCTAAATGTTTGCCAGAACATAATTAAATATGTTGAGCTATCTTCAACTCGCTATGAAGATGATCTTGACGAAAGCACGCTATTAGAGAGTAAATAACATGAATCGTTTATCCCAGTTTTTTAATGTCTCAAACGAGGCAATCGACCATCAGTTTAACGGCGTCTTTAAGGCGGCTATTATTAAACACATTAACACTCTGCGTGCAGGCACTTTACCTAAGGTAGGTGACGTTGATGTCCAGTTAACTAAGATCATCAAAACCCACACCGGTAAGGGTAACGAAGGCTTAAACATAGGTGTTAAGTTTGTTGAAGGTTTAAATGCATTTATTAACTTGCCTGACTTAAGCGCTAACAATCCGATTGTAAACGAATGGCGTCGTGGACCATGGATGAATAAGAAAGGCTTAGAGCTTATTAAGGCATCTAATAAAGCCCCTATGGGTGAAGTTGATCTTAATCGAGGTCATGTTTCAGGTGTATTCTCAGAAACCACCCAAACCCTTCATTTAGGGTTAGAGTTATTTAAACACCCTTTGATCGCGCTTAGTGATGAAGAACTTGCCGCTTATGTATTTCACGAGATAGGTCATGTCTTTACCTACTACGAGATGATAGCAAAAACAACGTCAACTAACTACATCATTCGTGGTACACTTGAACAATTGGATACCAGCAGCGATAGAAAACAACGCATTCAGCTATATAAAGACGTTGAATCAATTGCCGGGTTAGATTTAGGCAACCTGGACGAGTTAGCTGATTTGAATGATCGAAAAGCAGTAGCCATTACGCTGGTTGATCGCATAGATAAAAGCACACGTCAAGAAATCAGTTATAGTGAATACGATACCACTGGTGCTGAATCACTTGCTGATCAATACGCCGCTCGACATGGTCTTGCATTAGCGCTGGTTACAGGTCTTGACAAAGTTTCACGTGTTAGCGGTAACCCTAGCTTTCTAGCAACCCGCACCCAGGTGTTTGTCAAAATAGGCGTGTATTCTACCATGCTAGTCACTGCTATGGTCTTACCTATTGTTGGCCTGCCCATCCTAACATTATTCCTAGCCGTTAGAACGTTAGTTGCTTTAACTGGCGTACAGGAATATGATGAATTGCCACAGCGCTATAAGCGCATACGCCATCAGCTAGTAGATGGTCTTAAGAAAGTTAAAGATGATACTATCGCTAAGTCTATCACGGCAGACATCGCCCAGATCGACCAAGCCATCGAGCAGGTAAACGAGCATCCATCTTTTGCAATGTTCATCATGAACCACCTTATCCCTAGTAAGAAAGCGGCTAGCCGTTCTAAACTGTTCCAGCAGGATCTAGAAGCGATGCTGGCTAACGATCTATTCATTAAAGCCGTCGAGCTTAAACAAGTAAACGTCTAAGGACCCCAACATGAAACAATTAAAGAAATCCGCCATGCTAATTGGTGAATTTACGCAACTATTCAACGGTTGTTCAATTGCACCACAAGAGCGTAAGGCGGTAATGACGCTAGGTATTGCTCGATATGTAGGCTACGAGTGTGAACTGCCTACTAGTGAAGTACATAACACACGTACGTACTTCCTTGAAACCTACAAACATGAAGTGGATGAATTCCTATCATCGCTTAATGAACAGTTTGTTATCGATGTGGCGGCGGCAAGTGATCTGGCATTTAAAATCTGGACAACGCGCTATAACCTAGTGTTCCATCCTCGTTCTTTATCACTTGAAACGTTGATGTCAATGCATAGTAGCAAAACGTTCAGCGACGTTGAATACAAAGAGAAGTGGAATACCTTCGCCGTACGTCTTGGTTCAACGCTGGCAAACTTCACCCAAGCGGAGTAAACTATGTTAGTACCTTTAGACGATCATGCGCTAATAGATGACGAACGTGTTGTTACGAGTCTTACACAACAAGCGGTGGAAGGTATTTGTTTGTTAAAAGAAATAACAAACAGACTAAACAAGGAAGGAGCGTCTCAAGAGATAGCCATCATGATTGAGTCTATCGATCCAGAGGCCCTCCCTGAACGTTACCCACGTGAAAGCTTTACACAGGACCCATCGCCTACCAACTTAGCAGTTGCGCTTGAGAGCGCCGTACAGGCTGCTTTAAAGGCGGTGAACAAAGCAGCGAAGGCTGTCATTGAATTTATTGTTAAACTTTATAACGCCGTTCTTGAGGCTATCTCTAAACTATTTGATAAAGTAGCCAGGGTAGTCAAAGGTCAAAAGCGTGCTGATGAGTTACAAGCCAAAAGCAATGAGATGGGTGCGGAGTTAGACGGTGAAGCCATTGAAGGCTATAAGCCGGAAGACGGTAGCTACCAGTTAAACGACCGTGTTGAATTTGACGATGGTGAATACAAGCTCACTTTACATTACGACATTATTAAAGAAGCATTGTCTCCTCTAGTAGTTCGTGTGTTTGAGCAAAACTTGACACCAGGTATCATTCAACAAAACATCATTGCCGCCTTACAAGATGCTAAGAGCACTAATGCGCGTTACGAGCAGTTTGTAGAAGTTGTTAATAACTTTAATGACGATCCAACTGATGCGACTTTGCAAGAGTTAGTAAGCTGGCTACGTAATGAAGAAGAGCGTGAACATTTCCATGATATTAAACCATTAGCAGCTTTGGTAGATCAAGATAAAGATCTACATAAAGACTTACCTAATCTAATGGGTCATGGTTTGGGTCCGGTTATCACCTTGTTAAATCAAGAAGATAAAATGCGTTACGAGGGTGAAGCGGCAACTGACCCTATTTTTAAACGCATGGTGCGTAGTCGCTACGACCTTGAGCAACTTTCTGCGTTTGGTGATTTTGAAAAACAAATCAAGAAGCTAGACAAAGGTATCAATGGTATCCATAAATCCACCTTTACATTAGTTGAGCGTGGATGGTCACCTGAGGTCAGAGAGAAAGTACAACAGTCAGTGAATATCTATCTAGAGTATTTCAGAAACCGCAGTCGTTTCAATACCCAGATCGTTACTACATGTGCTGTTGTGGTTAATGCGTTAACACGCTTTACACATGCTCAGCAACAGTTTGAAAGTAAACTCTACGGTGAACTACTCACTGTAAAAGAACTTTACAAAATGGCCACCTAGACAGCATAAAAGCCTAACCACCTAGCCGTGAGGCCGGGTGGTTAGCTTATGCCGTATTATTGATGTAAGATAAAGTTGATAGTGATGTCATCCACCACCGTCAGCGTACCATCCGTTGATAATGACAAACGATTTGCAATAGTGCTGATACCGTTAGCATCTAACACTGTATACGCATCGATGTTATTATCAGGACCTAAACCATCGATGGCGACTGATACAACCTCAGAACCGCCTGCAGTTAGAAGTGCACGTTCAATACCTAAGGTAGTTACCGTGTCATTGTCTAACGCTTCAGCTATCAGCGTACGTGTCTGGCGCTCGATGGCATTTCTTAGATCACTGTTCCCACTGCCATCTGCTGTCATGTAGTACGTCACCACAAAGCTCTGAGCGGCTGGAATAGTTTGTTTTATCCCATCACTCACTGTGATAGTTAAATCACCTAGCGTCTGACGTGGTGCAAAGCTAATATCTGTACGTTCAAGCAGCAAATCATCTAAACTAGCGATGTCTTCTTCCAAATACTTAATAATAGTATCAGGAATGCTGTCGCGATAAGTTACTACATCGCTAGCTGTTGCAAAGCGATACTTAGCGTCAAAGCATACTAGCGTAATGACGTTATTAATAGCACGTTCATTAGCAATGATGGGGTTGCCGTTATTATCTAACTTAGTCTCACCTGCCCGATGGCGGATGATTGGACTACCATCTTTTAATACCAACTCACCTTTGTTGTGCAGTAGATTAAACTTCACATTGCCTTCATCATCCACGGTATAGGTTCTAGCCCCATACTCATCTACCTCGTAGACATCTTGGTCGTATTTTGCATAGACTGGCTCTTCATACGTCTCATAGCGTAATGATGAGACAATAGAACGTGAGTCTGAGCGCAGCAATGACATGGCTGTACCAAACTTAAAAGTAATACCTTCTTGCAATAAGCCAACGTAATTACCATCAAGCATATTTACGTTAATTTGACCTGAGAATGCATTCACTTCTTGAGCGGTAGGTGTCGTACCTGTCAGAATGTAGGTTAGTCGTAACTCACTTACCAGATCAATGTAGTAAACCTGTAGATCTTCTTCGTACTGTTTAAATCCAGTCATGGCTATTCTATCTTCAACGGTTACATCAAAGTTAGTGGTTAGCATAAAAGAATACACAGGACGATCGTCTACCAGCCCCTCATAGCGACCATGTTGTACACTTAAGTTGACATCGCCCGGTGGGTTAAAGCCTAACTGTAAGACAAGTTGACTAATGTCAATATCATCACCTAGATCACGTACATCTACGGTTACCAATAAACGATACCCTTCCTTAACACGTTCAAAAGACAACGCGTAGGTTGACGCTTGTTGTGTAATAAGGTTGTTATCTTCGTAGAAACGACGAGTAACAATAGATGGGTTATCTAAGTAATACGGCCTGCAATCAAACGCATTCTCAGTGGTGTCTAACACATAGTGAAACGGCGTGTACAAGAACGTATTGTTGTTCATGGCTGATATCAATGAGTCTGATGCTAATGACTCGTAGATTGCCTGCTCGTCTGAGGGTAGATAGCGTAACAACCCATCGTCTAAGCGATATAGCGTATCAGGTCCAATGGTTAGTCTGTTGATATTATCATAACAGGTATCTAACTCAGCCAACGCCTGCATGTTAACCTGCATGGTCCGCGTCAATGCACCAATAGGTGAAGTAAGCGATGACAGATTCGGTGACGGAAGTAGACGAGTGGCCTGGTAGATTCTATCTGTAACATTATCTAGACGCTTAACGACTTTATACCCCAAATCACTTAACGTTGTGGTTAGCGCAGTATCAGTAATAGGAACGTCTTGACGATTGTCATTATAAATGACACGCTGTTTAAGTTCATCAATGGTTAGCGAGCCTCTACCATTTCGTGTTGTGTCTTCTGAGAAGATAGAAATATTAGCCAGCGAGCTAAGCGGTGCCACCCAAGGTGCGTTAGCGATATTGTCAATGTCACGCCACTCTACCGCATATTCGCTTGTTGGGAAGTTGTCCAGAATAAGGCTAAGTTCACCTTCCGTAGTATAGATATCAACCCGGATATTAGATTGCAGCAAAGCGCTGGTGTAATAGATCTCAGGGATTGTCACCGTTAATGACTGATCCGCTACTGTTAATAATGCAGTGACCGTATCACTGGCAAATACTTGATCTGAATGCGTTGTGTGGATCTCAGTATAATTACCTTGACCGTCACCCATCCAAACACGCGCATGATAAAACTGACCATTAAACGTATAACGCTGACTTAATCCAGTAGAGACGGTAGTAGCAAAGTATTTCGGTGTCAGGCGGAATTGGAACACTTGAGCATCAATACGTAAGTAATCTACTCCGCTAATATTAACAATCTCGCTGTCAACTACGTTAGTGGTCAATGTCTGCAGTGGGTTTTCTTCCGACGTATCGTAGAGTACCTGTACTGCGTTGTTTTCCAATACACGAATATCAATCGGATAGTGTAATCCAAAATACGTTTCAGATACAACAAACACGGTATTACGCGGAATAGTAATCTTCCTTAAACCAGTATTGCCATCTACTACTGCTTGAGAGACAATCTCTTCCTTACTAAATAACAAGCTAAAGGTAGCGGTCGAGGGAAGAGCAAAACGTCCAATGTAATCTTCATCAGCCATATGGCGATAAAGGTCTTCTTCAGTCTCAGCTAAAGTAGGATACAGCTTACGTAAAGCAATATCATTTTGAATACCTGCAGAGGCGGCTTGTACGGCGGAGGCTTCTAACAGAAAGATAAACGGATTGGTAGGATCAGTTAGATCGTAAGCGCCATCATACGCCTCTTCAAGCGCATCTAGCGTGGTGCGCTGAATGTTACCTGGATCAAAACGAAAACGACCCAGTTTAGACATTACGTTATTAAGCGTCGACATGTATTATACTCCTGCTATAGCGACTTGTTCGTCGATAGTAAGTTGGTAGGTGTCTTTAGCTACCCACCATTCTAATTCGTTGTCTTCTGCTATCCTTGGATAACCTTGATAGTTAAATAAAGACAATTCTGATTTGGTCAATTTAGTAAACAGCTGCTCTCTGGTTGCATCAGCCATTTCTGGATTAAAGTAAACAACGGTTGCGTTAAACTCTTGAATACTTATAGGGTCATTGTACTCAACCCCTATGCATTGAAACGGGATAGAGATTTGTTCGTTATCGTTAGCCAAAGGACTATCGGCTGTATAGTTAAAAGCAGCACCCATGGGAACCGCTGTTGGAAATGCAGCCCCGCAGTTCGCTATTTTTTGAACATAGGTTCTCGTTGGATCCAAGACTAAACGATAGATACGCGTCATGTAGTCTATCTCATTTTCAACGATCATCTCTGGATAAGGTACAAGCTCACCTCGACCTACCGCCATAGCGTAATGTGTCCAGGCGTAAAACAATGCAGAGATCGGGTCACCTATGATGTTACGAAAGTTTGCAGTCAATGAATACGTACCATAATTACGCGGTATGTCATCAATCATCGACCAGCTTTCTTTTGCTATACCTTCTTGTGAAGTATAGGTATCGACATCCACATCAGGCCAACCACTGATGGATAATAAATTATTAGTTAGCATGGGGATGAATGCGCTACGCTCATCAACTAAACCAGGTGCTTTCACTGAACGCGGTGATTTAGTACCATCGGGATCTAATAAAACTCGTATCAAACGCTGTTGCGTTAACTCTGATTGAGTGAGGAGAGGGGCAAGTATACGGCTGGCGCTTAAGTTATCGTATGACAAATTTAATCTAGGCCGTGTGAAAAACGTCAGGCCGTGATTATCCGTATTCTGGGTAACCGGGTTCCCAACGCCTCGGTGGTTAATGCCTTTATGGACATTAGTTGCTGTTGCTGACAAATTCCCAAGCCCACTCCCTTTCGAGATAAGGTTAATCGTTTCACGATTTGACATTCTAATTACTCTCCCATTATAGGACTTGTTATCATGATTAAAGACACGGCCGATACCACTATTTCAGTGGTGAGCAAACTAGCCGGTATAATTGAATCTGCTAAAGGCTCAACGCTAACGGATGTAACGCGATCAACACGTGTTGAACCCATTGTGATGATGGAATCGCGTTTACGCAATGAACCGTTTATGACAGATGTACTTCAAACGCTTACTTCAATATTCACTGGCTATTATTTACAAGCCGTTGCGGTATTGACTAAAGTAAATGGCGTTGAAGTTGTCCGCACGCTAGATCGCCTAGCAACAGAACGCTCACCGGTTGACGCAATTGGGACTGAAGCGTATAAATACGCATTGCCAAACTACGAAACTAAAACGGTAGGTAATGTTGCAGTTTCTTTACTGCCAAGCGTTGAAGATCGTGGGCTTAATGAGTTAACCACTGTCAATAACCTAGCAGTAGGTAAATTGTTCGAGGTGAGTGTAGGTGTAGGTGAACAGAAAGTCACCATCCCTATGTCTGTTCGTCTTAACGTAAAAGACATTAACACTCAAGGATTGGTTCATATTTTAGCCGCCGGGGTTAAGGATAACAGCGCTAAAGAACGTTTCTACCGCTGGCGTGCAGGTGAACTTAAGTTTATCCAAGATTTGATTTTGTGCCAGGACATCATCGATGCTCGTAAGCAAGCTATGTTGGAAGATAAAACTGATACATTAGCACGTATTGAACAGCGTCGTAATAAAAACCGCCTATCCGGTATCCTATCAGGGAAAGCGTCACTTAATGATGCCTCTGGTATTGTTGTAGTATCAAGTGATACGGCTGCTGATATCGAAAAAGAAATCGGTGGTAAGTTAAGTAAGTTCAAACATCGTGAAGCATTGTT